GCTAACGTGTATATGGCTTGCGTTCGATGCTAACCCATACCTAAGCATACACTGCGCCTCTTGTTGCTCAGGATGAGGCTTCTATGCGCTCGACTCTTTATCGTGGGGGGCGAGGTAGGTAGGCGGCGGGTTGGGTTGCGATGTTGTGTCGCCATCTGGCTGGGTAGTGGCTGTGATGTTGTGGGGGTGGTATAGGTCGGTATCTTCTAGGGTGATCTGTGGGGGTGGTTGTGTGGTGGTAGGGGTAGTATCTACTGCGGTTCGGTGGTCGGTATCTATGCAGCCTGAGCAAAGTATCAGTGTATAGTGCGCTTACCACTTCTTTAATAGCGCACGCTTATGCCTTTGAATCTATTATGGATTCTGCGTTAGTTATTCAGCCTGTGTTGTATCACCCCACCCCTACACCTCTTCTGGCTTCAACATCAAAGCATACACACGCATACGCTCGTAGGCTTGATTGAGCAGAAGGTAGATGTATTGACGGCTATACCCCAAAGCCTCACCTATCGACTTTTCATCCATCCCCTTGAAGTATTTCATTTCCACAGTTTTTCTCTGCATGTGAGGTAAGCACCGCAAGCACTGGCTTACCGTGCGCTTATCCTCGAAAGTGGCGTAGTGATCCTCTCGTCGATCCTCTTCTCCTTGAGATACGTTCGCTATGAAATTCTCAGGATCATGGAAACTGTACCGCTTCTTTCTGGTGAAGTAGTCCTTTGGGAGTGTGGCGCTATAACACATCCGACTCTCGTACTCACGCAACATTCTCACCACATACATTGTAGCAATATGCCCAAAGTATCCGCGTTTCCGATCCCACTTCGGCCAAGCAAGCAGTAGCGCCAAGGCTACCTCTTGCTGCACGTCTGCGTAGTGTGCGCCGTTTGTATGGAAACGAAGACGGAACTTGAAGAGGTAGGTATAACGTCGGATCACCTGTTCACGCACAGAATCGGGGAGATCAGTAGGTGCGATACTCAGATCATACTTCTCTATGATCTCCTTCTCCAGCCGTATGTCAAACAGCCGCAGGATAGTCGCTGTATTGTTTGGTAATGGTTTCTTCATAACTACCCTTTCGATACATAGGCGTATCGGTCTTTGAGAAATTGGAAGACCTTGCTCTTTTTCTCAGGATTTCCTTGGACAACAATCTTGTAGGTCTTGTACACCTGTATAAGCACACCGTTGACAAGACGTATTGTGTTGTGGTGTTCGCGTGGCGAGTTGATCAGGATCTCAAACCCATTCTCTTTGAGATCTGTGACGATCATATCCAAGAGCATATCGTGTACTGTCTCTCGATCTTCTGGCATAGTGGTCTCCATTGCACCCGTTATGGGAATTCCCATAACGGGTGTATGTTAGGGCTGGTATGGTTCGGGGAGGTGAGACCACGCGATTACATCGTCATCCATCAACATAGCGAGACCGTGTGACCAGCGAAACTCTTGGAGAACACCACCTTGGATGTCGACGGTGGGGTACGCCGCAAAGACAGAACCGCGCTTATCTGTCACAAGAACCTCGTTTCCCATCTCAAAGATGCAGGTGTCGGGCTTTGTCCAGTCTTCCTTCTTGGTTTGGAAGATATTGGGAAGAGTCGAGAGATCCTGCATATCGATCTTAGTCCATTTGAATACTTGGTTGTTCATCGGCTTTCTCCTTTGTACTTTGTGTTCAACCACTCTACAAATTCAATCATGTAGAAGGTGATGTTGACGGTTACGACTGTACCGAACACGGAACAGCCCACGGCCCACTGCCACTGTTGTACGTCGTGTGAGATCTTCGCGGCGATACTCTCTGCGATATTGTGGATGTTGAGTACACTAACCCAAACCTTTTCTGGTACAGCCTCAAGACGGATCGAAGAGACTGTGACAAGATCCCAATTGTCATAGCGGCTGAGGTCTTCTTCCGTCCCAAGGATCACGATTGCGTCTGGAAACGCCTTCTTGAGAGCGGCCACACGGTGACTGTTCTCGTTGAGGGATGGATCGATGATAAGGATCTTCATGTCTTTAGCCTTTCTTCTTTGGAGCCTGTGGACGGGGTAGGAGTCGAACCTACATGGTCTCGTGGTTGTTGCTGTTACGGTGAAAACGCAGATAACCCCGCAACAACAAGCCACTTCAACCCACCATGTACCCATCCAATGTATAAGCCGAAGCCTACGAGAGAACAACAGAGATCAATCACCAGAAGTCCAGTCGGGGTCACACCAACCAGCCTCGGCATCGCGAACCCAACGACCATCGAAGAAGGACATACCATCGGAGTGTGTACCACGATGACTGTAGCGCGAGTGTGTAGGTACGATACTCTCAGGCATCTTGGTTTGCGTCTCAAGAACGGTTTTCTGCTTGCGACGAGGCATATAGCGCACCGCAGGATGCGTCTTATCAAAGGTGATCTCCACGTCCACGTTTGAGTTCTGGAAGACGGTGACAGAGGGGAACATCTTGAACTTGATCATATCCATCTGGTGTTCGAGAATGTCTTGTGTGAGAAGGCCGAGCAAGATCGTTTGAAACGCTTCTGAATTATAGTAATCTTCCCAAGCATTTTCGCGGTTATCATACTCGCCAAGATTCCACTGTTGCCATAGAAGGTAAGCATCAATAGCTTCTCTGTTCTTGTCTGCATACTCTCTCGCAGATCTACCCACACCTAATTCCTTCTTGAGTTCGGGCAGATCGAACCAACCAAAGGTCTGACCCCAGACAGACGTAAAGACTTTCACTTCTGGTGCTGAGATGTCCTTCACAACGAAGACATCTGCACGTCCTGTCTCGCGATACTCATGGTGGATCTCTGTGGTGCAGAGATAGACGCCTGACTCAAGATCACACGCGCCTTCAACATCATACGAGGAAACGTTTCCTCGATAGTAGCCCACGCTTGCGTGCAAGTAGAACACCCAACATCTCTCTTCAACCTTCACGAGAATAGCCTTTTCGTAGGCGTTGACGAGTTTGCGTTCTACTTCTTTCTTAGTGTTGAATTGCGTCTCAACTTTATTTTGTGGTTGAGCCTGTTGCGTGTTCTGCTTCTTGTCGAGGTTTCTGTTCTTTCCGAAGTTCTTTGCGAAGTCTTGGATGTTCATGGCTTGCTCCTTTGTGGCTTGTGATCACCGCGATCACTTTTGATGTTCTATTCTCTACACGAGATATTTTTGTTTGTCAAATGTTTTTTGCAGATCGTTTGATAAGTTTGAGTCGAGCGTACTCAACCGCCCACTCTTTCAAGGAGATACGTGGCCCCTTTGACCAGCTATCAGCGAGGTATTGAGGCTCTGATCCTGCAAGAGATCGGAGTTGGACGGGGGCTGAGACTTCGTAGATCGGTTGTGGATCACGTTGCATATCTGCACTAAGGAGTAGAGAGACCTCGGTGATATGCTTGCGTAGTTCGATCTTTAGGCGATCAGGGGAGGATGCGAGGGCTTCCATCTCAGACTTACCTGTGTCGAGTTTGAGGTTTCCAGTCTCACGTCCTTTGTTGTAGATCTTGTCGTAGAGATCGCTTTTGAGTTTGATAGCGTTCACGACTGCACTTGCGCCTCTTGGGTCTCTATCTGCCTTCCAGTTGTTGATAACGAGATCGAGATCGTTGATAAGGTGTAGTTGGAAGGCTGCGTACTTGAGGAAGAGGCGTAAGGCATCTGAGGTGGTGAAGTGTGAGGATAGGCTATTGAAGGCTACTTCAATATAGCGATCTACATACTCTTCGTCTGTGTTGAGATCTTGAGCGATGATAGAGGAAGGTTCACCTTGGAGGTGACGTTTAAGGATCTCAGCGGTGATCTCTTTTGCGGGTAGAGTTTCTGCGGGGGTGAATCGTTCTGGAAGGTTGTCGAGGCTTCGGGTCATAGCGATCTCCTTATTATGATCTGTTGGTGTGTGTACGGTGTGGTGGGTGGTGGGGTGCGTCTTGTGATGCAGGGGTGTGGCTAGACGTGACAATACTGGCATAACGTGCAGTATAACTGTTTCACCTTACTCTACCAAGGTCATGCTGGTTGTAGTCCATTTTCTTACAAGATTCTGTTTTTTCGTGATCCACCCTCTCTATAGGATCATTAAGTGGAGGGTGGCGCACCTAAAGACCTTGGTAGAGTAAGGAGATCTGGATCTACTGCTAGTCTATTCAGTCGTGGATCAGGTTGTTTTTGGCTATAAATAACAAGCGTTCAAAAAAGACATATACTCTTTCTTGTGGATGCTTTTGCCTGAGTCTTTTCTTTTTATAACAACAGTTCAAAATAGTTATATTTGATTTCTTCTTGGTCTTGTAGAGAGAGATACCTTCTTGGTTAGATACCTCTTTCACCAAGAACATAAAATAACAATCGTTCAGAAATAAAAGAATAGAGTTCGACCGTGAACACATCTCTCGTGGTCAGTCTAATCTCTCTAGTTGTTTTTGTTTTGGTCTGGTTTGTATATCTTATCGCTTTGTCGTTTTTACTTTCAAGATCTAGGTGACTCTCAGAGGATCATCTCACCCAAGTTGAGAGATGGGGACGGGGGGAGAAGGCAAAAAGTTCGGTGCATTTACGCAAAATCTTATGTGCAAAAACGCACACTACTCTATCAAGGTTGAAACACCTATTTCGATTGTGACACTCATGTGACATTTTTATTGAACGCCTGTTATGTCACACAGATCGTACCTTATCTTACATAATCGAAGACTTAATAACCGTACCATCCTTACAAGTTATACATGATGCCGTCTTACATATATCAAGAATAAGTCGTATCTACACCGCAGATACAAAAAAGGCTGCTAAGCAAAGCCTAGCAGCCCTATCCACTCTCACCAAGATCAGATCAACCGCAACCACCGCTATTGTAACCACAAGACACACACGTCTTGCACTTACCCGTCTGCACAAGAAGAGATCCACAGTTGGGGCAAGGCTCACCCGTAACAGTATGGGTGTGTCCATCTTCATCAGAAACATCGCTTCCAGCCTCAACAGGCACACTCTCGACAACAGGCAATACCTCGCTATGGCTTTTACCATAGAACGCATCTGCATAGCGTTTGTACGCACCTGTATCAATACCCACCTTCAAAGACTTCACAACCAAAGCGGGGATAGAAGCACAGAAGCCAAGACCAGCAACAAAACCCTGCGGCGCAAAGGATACAGCCTCGAACTTCCGATACAGATCCTCAAAAGGTACTCCGTATTGCAAACCCAGACTCAACAGGGTCGCAAACGCATCCACCATACCCGCCACAAAAGAACCTTGCACACCTGTCAGAAAGACTTCACCAATCGATCCATCCTCGAACAACCCAACGTGCATATAGAGTTCGTGACCTGCCATACGCAACTTGAGACGCTGAGAACATACACTATCTGGGAGTTTGACGCGATGCGCTTGGATCGGGACAGAGCGTTTCGACAACTCACCTTTGAGGTTTGCGATCTGCTCTTGGAGGTTATGCACAAGGGCAGAGTCGATCACTTCCGCTTGCTCTGTATCCTCTTTCTTCTCTTCCTTCTTGATAGAGACAGGCTGCGCGCCCTTACAGCCATCGCGATAGATAGAGATCGCCTTGACACCTTTTTCCCACGCTCGCATATACAAAGCCCCGATGTCTTGGGGTGTATAGCTGTTTGGTACATTACAAGTCTTACTCGCAGAACCCGAAATGAACGGTTGAACCGCAGCGATCATATCAACATGGCCGTTGGGGTGAATATGCAACTTCACCTCGTTACCCACAGAGATCCCTAAAGCTGTCTCAAAGACCTTCACAACACTGTCTGGGTATCCCTCAAGTGTACCTGTCTCCACGAGTTCCTTGTAGTGTGCGTCTGGATCAAGACCCATAGCCTCCATCGCCACAGCCACAACAGGGGGGGCTTGGATAACCGTACCACCACCTGAGAGGGTCTTGAAGGACTGGATCGCAATAAGAGGCTCTGGCCCCGTAGCGTAGCAGTCTGTGATCATACCAGTTGTTCCCTGCGGGGCATAGGGAACAACCTGCATATTGCGAAGACCAAAAGAGTCAAGGTTTTTGGATGTCGCGGAGATAAGAATGGATACAACTTCTTCGAGGTAAGATTCTGCGGTATTGAAATCAGCAACCACCCAAGCATCACGGTGTTTATTGAACACCTTACGGACTTGATCTCTGTTGCGCTCGTAGTTCTCGCAGGGGCCGAGACTTTCAGCCATGTGGGTAGAGTGGTTGTATGCGGCAAAGAAGTGGAGGGCCGCGATCTGCTTGGCAAATGTTCTCCCCTCGTCGGAGTCGTAGGGGAGACCGCGCAGCATCAAAAGCCCACCGAGATCAGAGATAGAGAGTCCAAGGATGCGGTTTGCTCGTGTCCACTCAGTTCCGATCTCTGTGGGATAAGAGGCGTAGTCAACAATGATGTCCTGACAAGTGAGAAGGACACGCACATCTGCGATGTAAGCGTCAACATCAAACCTCTGGGTCTTCGTATCGAAGTATTTTGTGAGGCGAAGCATCGCAAGATTGCAAGCGATAAGTGCCCCAGAGACCAATGGGACGGGGTAGATAACCTCGTTGCAGTTGTGAACCTTGAACCCCTCGCAGATCGCATAAGGTTCACCCTCAAGCATGGTGAAGTCATACACCAATTCCGTACCTTCACAGAGTTCGAGTCCAACAACTTGCACGAGAGCAGAATCCACTTCATCTACCACATTTTTCTCTTCATCGTACAGATACCAACCCAAGAGGTTTTTGACTTCGACCTGTTCTTCATATACAAATTCTGAGTGTATATCGTAAGCAAAGAACACATGATCGGGTGTGAAGCGTAGCGTACGGCCATCTTCCAACACAATCTTGCACAGTTGACGGCGACCTGTTACCTTGAATTCCGCTGGACGAAAAGCCTTACCGTCCCAGATCTCCACAGTCTTGCCTGACTCTTCCAAAAACCCGATCTCCTTGTAGCCACCTCTTGTCTTGAGGCGCATTTCACGCGATCCGCAGGGGTTACTGGTAGTGATCTCCATGTTATCAAGATCGAGGATCGTTCCGTCTTTGAGTGTGATACGGCCCTTTGTGCAGACATTCCAGTCGTTGATGTTGTCGAAGAACTTGATCGTGGGGTCTGCGGCGTACCACGTTGCATAGCAGAGTGCTTCCCAGACGGTTTTTGCTTGGTATGTCCAGACCACCTCTTTTGTACGGGGGCAGATCACATCCCACTCTTTGTCTTCTTTGACTGCTTGGAGGAACTTGTCATACACAAGAACTGCGCGGTTGGCGTTCTGGGCGGGTAGAACATAATCCACGAGGCTGTTCATGGACACGTCATGGCCGAGGCTTGCAAGGTCTTTGCGGATCTGTTCGTAGATCTGCTTTTCTCGGATGAAGTCTGTGTCAAGAGCAGCTACAGGAAGGGATGCTAGGTATTCCTTGTCACGGTAGCAGTCTGGGTGATCGATAGGGAGGGTCACGTCACGGGCTGCGCGTCGGTGAGAACCGCCACTTTTGATAGCGCCGCTAGAACGATCCCAACCCTCATTGAAGTAGAGGGGGCCAGAGGCATAGCCTCCCTTGGAGAGTGCGCGACCTTCGTGGGAGATGTTACCCACATATACACCCGCACCCCCACCGTGCTGAAACACACGAGCCTCAACCTCGGTGTGATGCGTGAGGCTTTCGTAGTTATCCTCTACAGCAAGAAGGAAGCAAGCAGATGTACGGGGATCTTCTGTCCATCCTGCATTGAGGTACACAGGCGTATTGAATACACCCTTCTGGTGCTGTTGGAGCAAGACAAGATAGTCTTCAAAGCCTTGACGTTCATCTGCTTTGATATGGCCAAGCGACACACCTGCCGTAGTGATCTCTCTTGCTACACGGCGGAACATCTGCTCTGTAGATGTCTCGCGTTCGGGTGTGCCGAGTTTTCCGCGAAACCAACGAGAGGTTGCAATGTTGACGGCCGTATCACTCCACGTCTCAGGGGCTTCAACGTCTTCTTGCTCAAAGACTGTTTTGCCTGTTTTCCAGTCTTTGATCTTGACGTGGTGTTTTTTTGTGGGGATAGGTTCGAGGTTGACGGTGTGGTCGAAGGGGTTTCTAGCCATTTGGCTTCTCCGTGACAAAAAAGCCCAACAGGGTTTGTTGGGCGGGTGTGGGTTGTGTGATACGTTTGAAGGTGTTTGTCTGCTTACTTTTCTTGGGGAGGATCTTGATTGAGCCTTGCGAGAAACCAGTCTGCGATCTTGGTGTTGACTTGATCGGCATCTACCTCTCTCTTGAGAAAGAACAGATATTCCACACCAAGGATGTAACGTGTAGGTGAGGTTGTAACCCTGATCTCGTAATCATGCGGTTCATCTTCTGTATCAAACTTACCTGTATAGGTGTAATCACCGATGGTAAGCACAAAGCCCTCAAGACGATTTATGCGTTCAAAGATCTCTCTGAGTGTTTCTTTGTAGTGTTCCTTGTATCCTACCTCAAAGTTGATCTGAGATACGAGTTGTGATCGGGTGTAGATGTCATATTCCAAGATTGAAAAGACTTGACATTCACCGCGTTCTGCGTGGATGCAGATGTAGGTAACCCCCTCGTGTGTTGAGGGGATTGTGGTTATATCTTTGATTGTCATGGTTTTTCCTTTTCTGGTAGTTCATCACCAAAGCAGTCCCACCCTTGGAGGTGACGCCTTGCGAAGAACTCCGCTTTTGTTGCGTTGGGGTAGAGAGTGTCGATCCTTCGCTGTACTTCGTCTGGCTTTTGGCTATGCCCCGTCCTTGGGGCCAAGATTATCTGAGAGACGCCTTCTGAGGCTAAGGGTAGCGGTCTTCCCTTCTTGACGTTGGAAGCCACAAGGACGAGTTCTGTGGTAGGCTTCACAACAGAAGGTCTAACACCCTGCGCTCCAATGGGAGTTCTACCGTCCTTCTTGGTCTTTACCCATACAAAGGCAATACCTCGGTAGTGAAGACCTAGACGTTTGATATACTCCATAGCCGTATCAAGTCGAGGGCAAGTAGCCCAGAGGAACAATACACCACGAGAAGAGAGCGGGTAAGTGTAGGCAAAGATCTCTTCGTCTGTCATGGTCTTGTACTCTTTGCCTACATCACCCATACCGTGTGTCGATCCGTAGTAAGACCAAGGTGGATCTGTTAGGATCACATCATAAGTTTTCATGTAGCCTCTATAGGGCGTTCTGCCAGTTGATTGCGTCCCGATCTTCTTTTGCTTTTTTGGTTAAGATTGTGATCTTATGATCAAGCAGTGTAACAAACCACCCCTTTTCGTTGAGGCGTTTATTTGCCCCTTGAATTGCAGATCGGAGGCGGGGTGCATCCCAATCCCCAATCTGAGGGATTGCCGTGTTCAACGATATACCGCCCGCGTTCTTTACGCAAGCGACCATGTGCTTTTTCACAAATTCGATCAAGATTGCAACATCACCTTGGATGGATTCTTGATACTCTTCCTCGATCTGCTCAACTGTGGGGATCTCGTCGTCTTGTGGGTACAGTGCGTTGCCGTGCGTCTGCACAGCGGTAACAACTCGCCAGATCATCTTGACTAGATCCGCGTAGATCGTTTCTTGTGTCCACTTATCTGATTCGGTTGGTCTTATTGCGCCAACGTAATTATCAACAAAGCCAAATACTTCTTGGTGGATCGAAGGTGGTACACCATCTGGTAGGCTGTACTTGTCGGCCAAGTATGCTTGAAAGTCCAAAACATCTTGTCGAGACATGGTTTTACTCCTTTTCCTCTATGTAGTTTTTGCCCCTTTCAGTGAGGCGGAGATAACGAAACATATCAAAATATGATCCAGTCTTCTCAAGATAACCACGACGCATAAGGCTATTGGCTGTCTTTGTGCAAAGAAGATCTCCACCCACTTCTCTGAGTTGTATGAAGTCACGCGCACCTTGTACTCGAAAGTCTGAGTAACTTTGGCACTGTACGCCGTCATGGATTCGTTGAAGTAGATACACTTGCTGAGGTGTGAGTTTTTCCCTTTTAGCCTTCATCGCTTCACCTTTTTTGGTTATATGTTATTGGTGTAGAGTCGCGGCCATGGACGGACTCGAACCGCCGCTTTGCAGATTTGGAGTCTGCTTGTGCTTCCCATTACGACTACATGACCAGACGTGACGACAACCCCGTCACAGTGGGCTTGGATGTGTGGCTTAGGATTAGACGAGTTTGCGAACGCCCTTGAAGTTGAAAACGAAATTTCCGTTTTCGTCACGCTCACGCTCTGTCACCACCTCATAGCAGTCCCAACCGTTCACTTCGGCCACTTGGTAGGCGGCGATAGTAGAAGAGGTAAGACCGCCGAGAAGGAAGGCAAAATCATCGGTGTCAAAGTTGAAGCCGTTTTTCTCTTCCGCGACAAGCTGTGAAGCAACCTTTTCTTTCACATCTTGGAAGGTCATGTCAGTCGGAACATTGAAGCCGAGGGGCTTGGTGGCGATCTCGAATCCTGCCTCTTCAAACTGTTGGAGGTAGTTCTTCTGGTCGTGGGAGGTCATGTTCACGAGTTTGATCTTGTTGTTGGTCATGGCTTTCTTCCTTTTTTGTTTCGCCTTCTTGGGCTTCTTGTGGAAAATACATCTTCTCGTAATTTGCAAGGGAGGCTTCTGCGATCTGAAAGAATCTTCCCTTTACACGGGCCATCAACTCGGCCTTGATTGTTTTATACTCGAAGGGTTGATCGTTGTCAAGAGTTTTTTTTGCCTCTTGCATTTCTTTTTCGATCAGACCCTCAACGATCAAACGGTAGCCTTCTCGCGCAAGAGAGGGTGGAAAGACAAGTTGATGGCTACCATCCTCGAACAATACCATCTGCGTCTCTTTAGAGACGATCTCTTTCAATCGTTTCTTGAACACCGCCAGTTCTTGTTGGCGGCGGTTGTGTTCTTGACGTTGTTGCTTGGTCTCTTGCTGTTGCTTCATGGTTACGATCTTCTTCTGGTTCATGTCTTTATCTTTCTCTTCTGGTTCATGTCGTTATCTTTCGTTCTCGTTCGGCCCCATCTCAAGAAAGAGACGGTGGCCGTGTTTGTTGGCAATGAACTTCGCAAGGTAGGCGATGTTCGAGAAAGTCTGTCCGTCTTTGCCCCAAGCCACACCTCTTGTAGCGTCTGGGACATAGACGATTGCGGTGAAGTGTTGGGCATCTGTGCGCGATACGGACACTTCAACCTCATCTTCAAACTCGTAGTCCACAACGGCTCTCATGTTGGAGAGTACATTACCACGGATACGGGCGATCAGATCTTCGTCTGCGATGATAACGGGGTTGTGGGCCTTGCGGCGTTTGGTTCGCACAGGAACATCTTGCAGGGTGTGGTGTGTCATGGGGGAGTAGTTGCTCATGGTCTTCATCCTTCGTTGGTTTCAATGACGGCGTACTCACCGTCGTTTTTTGTTGTAAAAGGCTCTCTCCAGTATCCGTCTGGGTAAGCCCCGCTTTCCTTTAGAGACTTGGTGTTTCCGAAATCCACACCGTACGCCAAACCGAGATCGCTGAGTGTTGTGTACGCGACCAAGAAGGCGTCAGCTAAGTCGTAACCGTATCTCTTCTTCCCATCATACTTCAAGGCGATGTCCAAGTCAAGAGAAAAGATTTCTTTTGTGGCTGCGACGGAGGCTTCCTTTGGATCTCGCCCACCTACACCACACACGCCCTTAACAAGCGTTGGGCTGTATAGTTTGAATGGAAGACCCGCTTGCCAGAGTCCGACCTTAACGAGACCGCCTAACTCGTGAATTTCAGATACGCGGTGACTTTGTTGCGAGAAAGCATAGTCTTCAATACCAACATAGTTGTGACGATCTTCAAGTGTGTGTTTGTCAATATAATCAAGTACATACTGAGAGACAACGTGGAGACGGTGCATACGGTGATCATAGAGATCGGTATAGCGACAATCAAAGACAACAAAGTGATCTCGGTGTTTACCATCTAACATCTTCTTGGCAGGTGTGAACGCTTTGTAGTCCACAATCTCAAACTTCTTTTGAAAGGGACAGGCATCGATCACAGCAATAGCTGATCCCGTCAAAGAGAGATCAAGTCCAAAGATACGAACATAATCAGACCGTTTGAAGGCTTCTGGTTCACGTTTCTTGAGTACCTTCTGGCGGATCTCCTTCTGTGTCTCTTTTGATTTCGTCGTCTTCTTCTCTGTCATATCGTCCGTCTTCTGGTTCTTCCCCTGTGTTGTCGAGGTCTTCTGTGCTTTCATTGTCTTCCATCCTTCGGATCAAAGTGGAGATCCTGTTTTTTGCATAGGCAAACCGTGTGGGATCGGATTCGATGCCTATCACTTTTCTGTTTAGCTTTGTTGCTTCATATACCGTAAAGCCTACATTTGCAAAGGGATCAAGGATCGTGTGGTATGCCGCACTCATATCCTTGATAATATCGCGCAGGTATGCTGTAGGTGGGCATCTTGGATGTACTACACCGTCAACCCAACCTTTTGAGCGGTACTGCCCGTGATTGGGTAGGTTCTGCGATGGGTTGTAGGTATAGTTGTAGTGCTGACACCCACGCACCATGTAGATCATACTGTTTTTGTAGTCTTTACGGGCTTTTTTTCTTCCGAGGTTCTTGAACTCAAGACAGGCATGGAAGCCCTCTCGAATAAATAGCCCCGCTTTCTGCATAGCCGCCTTGTACTCGTAGGCGGTATCAATATGATCACACAACACAACAACCGTACCCCTTACGGCAAGGTATGGTACGATCTTCTCGATCCAGTCTGTTTTGATGTCAGGCGTGGGGTAGGTGAGAACAAGCCCCACCGATCTCTCAGGTAGATGGGTCTTGAGGATCTGTGTGTACTCTCCGTTATACACCCTTGTCATTTCACTGCGCTTCACGAGATCCTTACCTGATCCAACTGTGCGTTGGATGCGTTTCTTCTCATATTGAAACTGCGCCTTTTTCTCTTTGACAAGGCGGATAGCCTCGCGCACAAGGTAGTTTCTCTCTGCGGTAGAGACAGGTTGACGTTTGATCTTCTCTCTGATCTCGTCTGGGAGGTTCGCAGGTTCCATAAGGCGCTTGATTGTGTTAGGTGATACGTCACGCGCCTTTGCCATAGCTTGCACAAACTGAGGTACGAGACCTGCTTCGATGGAGTCCTTGTTCTCTTCCTCGTAAGCCTTCTTGCGTAGGGCTAGGGCTTCTGCGAGTTCGAGGGTATCAAAGTCCTTACGAAAGACGTTCTCAGCGATCTGTAGATCGAGAAGGTGTGTCTTGTCGTCAGGCTCTACAACCAAGCATTTGACCTTGATACCAAGTTGCTTACAGGCTAGGCGGCGTCTGCGGCCCGTCACGACGATATACATAGTGCGATCTTGGACTTTTCGTTGCATGACTGTGATCGGTTGGATCTGTCCATCTTTTTTGATGGACTCTTTCAGCCCCTCAATATCGCCGTAGTCTGTGCGGTCATGTGTTCCCCTGATCGTGACGATCTCGTCGGGGTCTAGGTCAAGGACGACACTATCTTTGGGGATTAGGTTCTGCCGTGTCATTCTCCCTACCTTTCTTGGATCTCAGAGTGGCCCGTTGTGTTTCGATCTACCGTGATCGTGCGTGAGATCGTGGAGAGAATATCGGAGTGATGGGAGATAAGAAAGATCTGTTTGTATCCGATCTTGGGTAGTTTCTCGGTGACAAGGTGAAGTAGGCGTTGTCGGTTCGTGGCGTCAAGCATCGCAAAGGTCTCGTCCAAGATGATGAAGTTGGATTGAAAGCCTGTCATACTCGACACAAGATAGGCGCAAGCAAGGCGCACAGCAAAGGAGATCAAGACTTTTTCACCGCCAGACTCTAACTCAAAGATACGGGTAGATCGACCATCTAGGATCTCAAGACTTGGTTGGTACTTTCTCTTCTTTGGTCTGTCTGTACCACAACCGCTACAGCGGCCACCTGACCACTCCGAACCACCACAAACAGGGCAGACTTTCTCGTATGTACCAAGTTCTTGGTACGGTGTGAATTGGATTCTCTTGTTGGACTCCAAAGTTTCAAGGATCTCGTTGCAGATATTCGAGACTTGGTGGAGTTCTTGGATAAGTATGGAGAGAGGTACGCCCTTATCAGAACAAGCGTGAGCGAGACGGGCAAGGTGTAAGCCTCGCACTTCAAGCGGTGCGATCTGGGATTCGAGATCCAAGAGGGTCTGTTCATACTCGGTGATCTCTCGTAGCCGATCTTCGTGGATCGCTATGTTCTTGGTATGGTTAGAGATCGCAGTCTCGTAGTTGTGGACAACGTGTTTTCCCTTCTCAATACGAATTTGAAGATCTTGTAATGGGTTGTATGCGACTTCTTGGACATCACCTAAAGAAGAGATCTCCTTGGTGAGTGTATTGATCTGCTCTTGTGTTTTACTCTTGGCTTGTGCTTGAGAGACTTGGAGTAGATCACAGTGGATTGAGAGTGTTGGGCAGATGCCTTCTTGGATGCGTTTCAGTTCATTTTGAAGCGAGTCTAACTGAGACTGATACCTAGACCTCAATCTAAGTCTCTCAGCGTCCTTAGCCGCGTTCTGCCACGTTTCCTTGTGGTGCTGATCAACTTGGAGTTGAAGGCTATGCAGGAGTTCGTCTGCTTTCTTTTTTCTCTCGGATACCTCGGAGATTTGGGTATGCAGAAATTCCAAGATATTCTGGTAGTCCCGCTTATTTGAGATCCTACCTTTGAGATCTTGGATCTTGTACTTGAGGATGTGGATCTGGTCTGTTACTTCTTGTCGCTTTTCTTTGATGATTGCGGAGTAGCGCGTCCACACCTGTAGTCCACTTGTCCATCTTGCGAAATAGTCCGTCTTATCCCCCAAGAGAAACAGGTGAATATCCTCCTGCACAAAGTAGGTCAGGCTGATAAAGTCGAGGTAGGTGCAGTTGAGCATCTTTGCCAGACCTACTTGGATCTCCGAGACCTTACCCGATAAGCCTGTCACTTCCATAACGGGCTGATTGTCGCGGGTACGACCACGCTTGATCGTGATCTCTTGGTCGTTGAGGATGATCGTAACCTCGACAAACATCTGACCAACAAGTGTTTCTGTGTTGATCAGATCTGTCTCGGTAGTTCTTGGTGTAGATGGGATCTTACCAAAGAGGGCGTAGGTGAGTGCTTTGAAGATTGAGGATTTACCCGATCCGTTATGACCGATGATCGCTAGAGTCTCGTTCGGGTTGAACGAGATCGTTTGATCCTTGTAACTCAAGAAGTTCTTTAATCTTATAGTCTTTAGCTGCATCTTTTTTCCTTTTTAGCCTTAACTCAGCATACCAGCGATCTCGGTTTGGATGATCTACATGGTGAAAAGCGCCATAGTAGAGGATCGCGTTGAACATCGCCTTATGTACCCGTAAGGTACGGCGTATATCGGACTTACGTAAAGTAAAGATGTACTCCCAGATCTTATAGACGGTTTCGTCTGTAACGCGGATAGGCTCAGCCTCTTCGAGTTTTGACGCCCTCTTTGCCGCTTCGTTTCGATGTTGGTAGTACAGGTTCTCCACCCTACAATTTGTAACATCTCCGTCTTTGTATCGGACGTAGTGATCCCAAGGGCGAGGCCCGATAAAGGCATCTGCCACAAGGTTTGAGAGCAGGTAGGTTCGACTCTCCTGTATCACTCGAACACGCAGGTAGCCATCTAAACCGCTTGAGGGCTTGCGTAGTTTACCCGTCAGGAGTGACTTTACCCTCCCCATATTCGAGACTTCTAGGTATTTGGAGATCGCAGACTCTCTCCACTCTTCATTAGGGAGATTTCGGTAGGTTCTCTTGGGTGTCTTCTTCATCGTCTTCCAACCTCAAAGCAGCGATCACAAGGTTCTGTTTGTATAGGCGACCAACCCCTAGAGGTTTCCAGTTCTCGCCTGTGACGAAGGCTTCTCGTATCTCAACCCACCATTGATCCACACCTTTTGTAGAGGGGTTGGCCAAGTAGGACAGTACGATCTCACCTCCATCTAGGATCGCGTGTGTAGGTATTGCGCCTTTTGGTAGTGATACGGTCTCACCCGCATAACACGAGATCAGACTGAGGTTTTGATTTCTTCCCATAGTGGCTCGATCTCCTTCCAAACCTTCTCGCCTTGTTGTGTTGACGAGGTTATGTATTTTTCAAGTAGGGTGTCTGGGTTGGATAGCTGTTCGGGTGTGGGCGCTATATCAAATTCTCTCTGCTTGTTTTGCTTGTGGATCGGTGAGAGTTTGACAGCCAAAGCACCGAGGTTCTTCAACCAAGAGACAAAGGCAGACCAGTCGATCTCTGCATCGGTAAGGCGGATCACACGGACGATCTTACCGTAGGTTAGAAACTGTGTGCAATTTTGATAGGTTCGAGCATACTCAAGGAGATCTTCGGTTGTCTGGATCTCTGCGGGGATCTCTACCGTTTTGAACAGTCGAGGTTGTAACGTGGTTTGGATCAGGTGTTCCCCGTAGGCGTTTCGAGAATAGATAACAGAGGGGTTAGCCTCTTCGCCGAACGAGAGGGGCATACAAGATCCGAGGCACAGGTGATCGTGTTCTTTGATGTACTGAAACTTGTGGATATGACCGCTGATTGCGGGGTACGGCCAGTCATACACAAAGTCAGCCCCCTTGTATGGGAGTTCTTGCCCGTTGATGTTTGCACCTTTTGGGTTAAGGTGCGTGAAGGCGATAGAAACAGGTAGATCGTCGTTGAATGCGGTGTTTGTAAGGTATCCACCTGAGTCCAGTTCGGACTGGACATCGCAGACGTACTCGTCCCAAGACTTATAGATACTCGGTGACGGGTGAGGTAAGAACAGGCAAGAGTCGATCAGTCTTGGTCGTTCGAGGATCTTCACTTTTTTGAAGGGGTACGCCGCATATAGGCTCAAGGCTGAGTGTTCTCTTGATGTTTTGCCGTAAGCAAATGCGTCGTGGTTCCCTACCAAGATATACAAGGGGATACCTACGGACTCCCAAGCCACAAGGAAGTCCAAGAAGATCAGTTGATCTGCTACTTCTGGCTCTGGTGTATCGAACACGTCTCCAAGATGGACAGCGAAGTGATAGCCGCCGCCTTGTGCTTGGAATAGGAACTCGTACAGCCTCTCTTCGATATGCTTGGACAGACTATACCCCGCAGACTTCTTGCCGAGGTGTGTATCTCCGATGCAGATGAAATTGGGTGAAGTTGTAGGCTTTCTCGGTGAAGGTGTGGATGTTGCGACTCTCATTCATCCACCTCTTCGGCTTCTGTCTTGGAGGATGCGGATCGCAAACCTTTCTCAAAGTCGATGATCAGATCACAAGACCCAAATGGTGTATTGAGTCTGTTCTTCTCTGCGGTGACGCGAACTTTGAGACCTGCAACATACTTCTTTTTGTCCTTGGTGCGGTACACCTTACCGAGATGTTCAACACGCAGACGGAGAGAGGCATAGAATCCGATACGCTTACCGCCTACAGGCTTCGCCTTGGACTTGAAGCCTTGGGGTGAGACCTCACCCTCGTTCACTTGGTTGATAAGGTACAGAAGGTGGGGTGAACGTGGGATTAGTGCGCCAATGATCCGTAAAGCCTTGGAGATCAGTTGTGCGCGCATTTGCGCTTGGCGATCTTGGTCGAAAGTGGCGTTTGCGACCTCTGCATTTGTGGAGAGACCCGCTACCGAGTCCACCACGATCACCATCGGGATCTCTTTGTTTGCCTCGATCAGTTTGTGCATCGTCTCGAAGACTTCCTCAACGATGTTCGAGTCCACGACCAGTAGGTTATCCGTGTTGATCCCATAGGAGAGTGCGAGTGTACGAGAAAACTCACCTTCTGCGGTGAAGAGTACACCCATACCACCGCGCTCTTGCACCTTGGCAATAGCGTTGTAGGCAAGTGTCGTTTTACCCGTCTGAGACTCCCCAAACACTTCGATGATGCGACCCATAGGGTATCCGCGTTTGTGAGCCTCAAGAACTTCGTCAAGTTCTTCGATACCTGTAGGTAGAAAGTGTTGAGGCTCACCTAGATCGCTTTCTGTACCTGAGAATACAGCCTCGTTTGAGAGAGCCTTTCTTGCGACTGCGGCTAGGCTTTGGATTGCGTTCTTTGTGTCGAAAGTGGCGGCTGTATTGGTCTTCTTAGCCATTATCTTCATCCTTGTTTTCTCGAAAGAATTTGTCGAGTATATCCTCGTTGGCGGAGTCGTGGATCTGCTTCTCTTCTGCTACCTGCTCCATCATCTGAGCAAAAAGACCAAGGCGCTCCATCTTTTTGATAAGGTCTTGGGTCTTTGTGCTTTTCTGGTTCCAAGAGAGCGCGCGATCCAAAACACCCATCTTTTTTAGGTGACTGGAAAGATGTTCGCTTGCCATCATTTTTGAGATCAGGACTGTTTCATCGAAGGAAAGTTTGAGAGCCTTGAGGGTGTGGTTCTCGAAAGCGGCCCAAGTGTAGGGAACCCAGAGACGGACGATCTCTTTGATGGCTTCGGCGTAGTCTCGGATCTCCTTCTGGGCGTGTGAGTCGAGGCGTTGTTGAAGGAAGCCAAGAAGGTTACGGAGATCCATCTTCCACACGATCTCGGTGTAGTTGGAGACGGGGAGTACCATACGGGCCATCTCTCTCGCGGTATCGTAGTGCAGAAGATCGTTGTAGGCGTTATGGGAGGCTTCCAGAGACTCGCTATAGGTAAGGTCTTGCTTCTCTCTCAGTTCGTCTCCTGCGTAGTGGGAGACCTGTTTATTTGGACTTGTGTTAACCCTCCACTCTTCTGGGTGGTAGTAGAGATCCACAGCCTCGGAGTAGCGCAAGGACATCTCATTCAGTTTTGCCGTGCGATGCCGAACCCACTGGCGCATAATGAAGATCGGCAGTCGGATGTTGAACTTGATACTACACATCTCAAAAGGAGATGCGTGACCATTCCGCCAGAGGTAGTCAATCAAAGCCCCCGTGTCTTGGCGTTTGGTCGTACCCTTTCCGTAGGACATACGGGCGGCATCCTCGATGTCCCGATCCTCACCCATCCAATCCAATAAACGGATATAGCCTACATCGTGGATCTTGATCTCCACGCCACGTAAGGCTTCAAGTGTATGTTCTTTGATCTGTTCGACTCGGATCATTTCTTCAATAACTCCATAGTTCTGATTTCTTCTGGTGTAAGGTGTGAAACTTCACAAGCTGAAACAACATCCCAAGAACGGCGATCCCATTGGTGGGCGACACTTTGGATGATACCGTCCTTTTCCTCTTCTGATAGAAGGATGGGAGGTGTCAGGCGCATAAGGATGTTGTTGCGTTCAAGGATCTCTACTGTCTCTTCTCGGCTGTTTTTGCCGAGTCCATCTGCGGTATAGACGTAATCAAAGAGATCGGTGAAGGTGTCGTAGTGGATAGCGATCTTCTCTGCGCTCTTGGGGCCAACACCTGCGATACCTTTGATGTTGTCTGATGGATCTCCTGTGAGGATCTTCATCATAAGAAACTGCTCAGGCGTACAAGCATAGCGCAGAAGATCGCCTTTGAATGTGGTCACGTCTGTCTTTGTGTTTGTGAGTTGGTAGAGATCCCGATCACCAGAGACAACGATCACGTTGCCTTTGATCTTCTCACAGATCGCAGCTACAGCATCATCAGCCTCCATACCATTTTCATAGATAACGATATAGGGTGAGTGATGTAGGATCTCTCGTGATCGCCTTGCAACCTCTACCACGGTCTCTTTGAGATCAGATTCTTTGCGTTGTGCTTTGTATTCTGGGTAGATGGCTTTGCGTCGGTCTTTACCATTTGGGCCATCGAAGACGCAGATAATACGGTTTGCGTAGAAAGGGGGGCGATTGAGGTACTGCAAGATGCTAGTAACAGAAGCCTCAACAGGTGCAGGTGCGTTACGGTAGGCGTGGGCCTTGATATAGATAAGGCCGCTCATATCAACAATAGCGTATGTTTTGGTATTGTGGGGCTGCGTTTGTGTGTTTGCGGCGGTTTGCATCTTTGTGTACCTTTTGCGTTTGATGTTGTGTGCTATTGGGGTTTGAATACTTTGGCGAGGTTTTCCTTGTGGGTGAGCATATACATGATAGATGTACCGAACAAGTGGGCCAAGGTTTGAAGGCGATTGATGCCGATGTCCTTGAATTCTCCACGTTCGATCTTCATGTATGTTTGCCACTGTAGCCCAATGGACTCTGCGGCCCGTTTTGATGGTACTTTTGCGGCTTGTCGAAAGTGTCGGATCACCATACCCCAATGCGGGTTGGTGTCTTTATCTTTTGTCTCTTCTTGGTTCTCTGTCATGTTTTTACCTATGGGGGTTAAAAGTTGGGGAGGGTGGGGCATCCTTGCCCCGTCTTTGCTTCCTTGCTTGGATGTAGGAGATCAGAAAGGTATATCCGTATCTGTGTCGGGTGTGGTATCCTCGAAGCCATCATGACTACCGCCAGAACCGCCGCCCGTATAAGAGCCGTTGCCTTCTTTTGGCTTCTTAGCGAAGGGGTCTTCGTTGTTGACGATAGCAGTACGGATAGCAGCATTATCGGAGGAACGAAGTTCGGGATGTTCGTTAAGGTCTCCGATCTGGTTCAAGAAGTCCATAGTGAAGAGGCTGGAAAGATCGCGTTCTTCACCAAAAGAGATCCCGTAGCGAATACCTTTGGGGGTGTCGCGTTTTGTGATGCAGAGGGGACGCATAGCCGAGGGTTGGGACGGGTCAAACTGATCATTCATCATGTCTTCAATGATGGAATTGTATGCTCCGCTTGGGACTTGAAGGATCTTGAGATCGTCTTCGATGGAGAGTTCTGTACGACCCTTGATCGCATCACGAGACACGACCCAAAAGTAACCCACTGTCTTGCTACGCCACTTGTCTTCTGTGACCTTATCGTTTTTGCGCTGGGCTTCGGCCACAGCTTGACAGCCGTAGCAAGGCTTACCTTCCGTCTTCTTGGGGCAGATGTATTTTCCGTGACGGGCGCGGTCTGCGGAGATACCGAGGTTAGGATTACGAACGAGATAGAACCAGTTGGAGCCTTTGACCAGTCGTGCGAATAGACCTGCGCGGTCTTGTTCGAGTTTTGCTTTGGTTTGTTTGAGATCACCGAAGATACTTTTCATCTCAGTCATTGTCTTCTTCGCTTTCTTTTGTTACAAATGCGTTCACGTCTTCCGTTGTGAACTTTGGCTTGCGTGGTCTTTGGTGAGGTATCGCTGGTGTCTTTGTTAGGTAGTTGCCTAACTCGTTTCGCCGCATAGGGCCGAGTTGTTGTAGCATTTCCTTCTTAACGACTAGCGCCTCTTTTGCCACAGATAAGATGTCCTTGTCGCGTTTTGCTTCGTTGAGTTGTTTTAAGACCTCTTCGTGTCTTTCCTGTAGGCGGATATAGGCTTTGGCTTCCGCCTCTTTGCATGATGCTCCAATCTCCTTCTTGGCTTCAAAGTACAACTGGCTGTACTCTAATTCATATACGGCTTCTGCGTGTCGTAACGTGTCACACGCCCTAGCATATTGGTAGGCTAGTCGTGCGTAGGATGCGGCCATCTGCTCGAACTCTGATTCAAGATCCGAGGTGACGATCAGCATCTCTTGGATGTCTGCTTCTGTGATCATTAAAAGTGTCCATCGTCGTTTAGGCGAGACGTGCGGTTTGGGTCTCGACCGCCGCTAAGGTGTGTCTCTGTTGAGCGTTCGTATGGTGTATCAACCAACCGCACATCATCAGGCCCGTAGTTACGGGCGAAAACCATACAGTTACCGTTACGCAATCTTCGCGCAAAAAACAGCCCAACGTGACCTAGACACCCGTTCTTACCGAACCACTCCCCGCCCCAGAACAGTTTGGGGAGTTCCTTGATCTCTTCTTCGGTAAGAGGGCGATCTTTCATCGAAGCGATCTTCTCGTTACGGGCATCTTCCTCTTCTTTTGCCTTGCGTCCAGCTTCTGTTTCTTCCTCTTGCACCTTCGCAATAGCCACAGAAGAGATAGCCTTCACCTTTTCACCGTCTCGCCACACCTTACAACCATGTTTTGCTGCAAAGTAGTGTGCCTCAGATGTAGTCTCCACGACTGTCTGTTCTTGCGCTACACCAGACTCGTAGCGAATAGATACCCAATACCCACCATAGTAACGCTCGACGATTGTGGCGTATGGGTAGCTAAATTCAAGTTCTGGCTTTTGGTTCTTCTTGTTTTTCTTGCTCATGGTTTTACCCTTTCTGGTTTGTTGCTTCACGGTAGGCGATCATACCAAGGATAATACTCCTATACAATTCGATTTCTGTATCAGATAGTCCCTCTTCTTTTGCGATTTTTTCTCCATGCTCTTTCCACACCTCAAAGGTGTGAACTTGACACCCCACAGAGATATGAGAGTCAGAGCAGGTGATGATATAGCGGTACAAATTAGCATACATAACAGACTCGGTACACAACATATCACCAAAGACACAAGCATTATCATAGACACGAGCCTTACCAGAGACACGGGCATTATCACATACACTGGCATCACCATAAACACAGGCATTATCATAGACACTGGCATTATCACATACACGAGCCTTACCAAAGACACAGGCATAACCAAAGACACGAGCATTACCAAAAACAAGCCCATCATCATAGACATAGGCATTATCATAGACACAGGCATCACCAAAGACACGAGCAGCACCAAAGACACGGGCATCACCATAGACACAGGCATTATCAAAGATAAAGCAATTGCCATCATGTGAGAGGTTATATTCTTTCTCGATCCAACCTCCCACAAGACCGTCTGAGATTCGGCGGACTCTCTTTAGAGTCCTATCGAAGATTTGCTTCTCTTCACCTGTAAATTCATATTTTCGTGTCACGGTTTTACCCTTTCTGGTTTGCGTGATCTTCTTGATCACCGAGGATGTTTTATGTTCTACACCAAGAAAGAGATCCTGTCAACAACTATCTTCAATCATCATCTTCTTCTTGATGGATGCACATAGCAACAGAAGACCAGAAGCCTTTACCGCGATCTTGATAGTGGGAGATACATGCCGAGGATCGGTTGTAGTCCAAATAGAAACCAAACACGAGAAGGACTACAATTGCGATGGATAGGATCACCGCAGTCATATACAGGATAACGGCATCCAACCAGACTCGAAATCGGCTCTTACGCATTTTTCTCACCCTATTCTGCTTTGTATGTCTTGTCACCGTCACCAAAGCGCAGAGGCATAATAAGGGCTTTGATGTTTAGACAAGAACACAGCATAGGGCCAAAGGGATAGGCGGGTAGGTCGATAGTCACAACGTCTGTACGAGAGAGGCCCTTCAAGAAGGTTTGAAGTAAGCGTGGATCAAAAGCAAAAACAAGGTCTCCTCCTTTGCGGTATTCTTGCTCAAGAAGCGTAACAGGAACATCCACCTTGAATGAACGAGCCTTGTCCACATAGTTCACAAGAAATCGGGGGGGCTTTCCAACGGAGAGATCCAACCACACACCGTGATTTCTTGGGACTTGGCTACAGACGTGTGTGAGCGGTTCGAGAAGGGCAGACACAAGACCTTTGATACGAACGTGCGTATTGCCTCCCCTCGGCCAGACGTGGTGTGTATCAAAGCCAGATCGTCGTTCTGTATCAAAGTGTGCAGAGATGGGGGCATTAGAGACTTGTACGGACAGACGTACAAGATCCTGCCCGTTGTCATTGGCAAGTCTGATATGGAAAATTGTTTCATCTTTCTTACTGAGAGTGCAGATTGCTTTGACGATCCTGTCAGAGATCGTTGGTCGGTAGCGCAAAACGTCCATCACCAGACCGATCTCTTTACCGTCAAGATAAGCGTCCGTGTCAGAGGATACTGCCGTTAAGGTCTTTGCATCCGTTGAGAGCGCAGCTACACGGCAATTCAAAACATCCAAGATAACCCGATCCATGTTAGGCTTCATACCTAAAGTCGCAGGGAGGCTATCAAGAGCCTTGGACAGAGTACCTTCTTGGAATCGGACAAGAATAGCTTCACCCTCTGGCTTCACGTTTGGGAAGAGATCGTAATCGTGTGTCAACCACTCTTCACAATGGACAGCGCCAGAGATTGCAAGACGAAGTACAGAGTAGTCAAGCGTAAGAGAACCATCTGTGTGCGAGAAGGAGATCTCTTCTGTTGGTGTGAAGCCTGTGGAGAGTGTGCGGATCAGATCTTGGGTATAGATACCAAGGTCTTTTTGTAGTGGTGTTTGGATTGTAGCGTGGCAGGTTATGGTGATCTGTTCTTTGTCAGGCGTGTTGGCGTAGAACTCTACGGTATCCTTGAGGGTTCGTATCCGCACCAGAAGGAAACGTACAGAGGTGGACTTCTTGACACAGAAGTCTTTGAGGGTAGCGAGTACCGTTTTGAGGTGACTGTACTTGATGGAGAAGTTTGGGTAGAGCATTTTGTGTCCTTTGTCTATTGTGGGGTGAACAACGTGTATAGAATAGGTAGAGTGTTTGCTTTTGGGTTGTCAACAAGATCGTGTGTAGTTTTTATACTACACTTGAACATATTAGCAGTAGATCCAGATCGTCTTACTCTACCAAGGTCTTGCTGGATCTAGTGTAGTGTATAGTTTTTGCCACAACTGTTTCACCCCACTCTACCAAGGTCTTGCGATGCTCCACCCTCCCTATAATGATCCTATAGAAAGGGGTGGATCGTGTAAGATCCAAAACTTGTAGGAATAAGTATGATCGTTGTGTGTAGTTTAGCTGTTTCTACTTACAGCGCCAAGGTCATGCGGTGTGTAAGATAAGCAAAATGTATTCAGCACTCTTGTATAACAACACGCCAGATCCAGATCCCCCTACTCTACCAAGGTCTTGCTGGAAATCTTATACAGGCATGAAAAGTACAACCTGTTTCACCTTAGAGCGCCAAGGTCATGCGCCTTGTAGTCCATTTTCTTACAGGATCTTGTTTGTACCGTGATCCACCCTCTCTATAGGATCATTAAGGGGAGGGTGGAGCACCTCAAGACCTTGGTAGAGTAAGGTGATATGGATCTACTGCTAATCTATTCAGTCGTGGATCAGGGTTTTTGTCTCAAAGTGAGACGTACGTATCATATTGAGACAACAAGATCACTAGATACAAAAAAGGGTAGGCCCAACTTTCGCCAGACCTACCCTTCCACATAAAAAAACCAAACATACTTCTTGACTGTGCTGTCTGAATCATCTACTATCTAGGAGAACAAAAGGTGTGCAAGAGACATACCGACGAAGAAATCCACCACCAACCAAAAAAAAAGCCCCAAAGTGTTGCGACACGGGGCTTTTTTGAGAGCTTACCGATGAAAAAAATAAGAGCCTACCGCCTACGTTGTCAAGAGATCGTTGCAAAAAAGTTTGTGCTATCCCCTCAAGGATACCCGCAAAAGACCGATAAAGCCCACCCCGCTACCTTTAACTTCTCTCCCCTGTTCTGGAATTCCATTGAAGGTCTCTTCGGTATCCTCTCCACGTTACGCTGCGATCCACACTCCCTGATCATCCGTGGAAACCTCAAAGAAGGCTTCTCCCCAAACAATCAGTACCGACGCAAGATCGACAAGCCAGACAAGGCGGGTTATGTTGCTACCGTTGAAGAGGTAGATCGTGATTGGGTCTGCATTGACATCGACAACTACCGCTGCAAAACACAAGTCGATCCACACAACAAGGAAAGCCTCTTAGAAGCCGCTAGAGAGACCCTGTTTGCACACCTACCACAAGACCTTCACAACACTTCTTTTGTTGTCCAATGGTCTAATAGCGCCTTCCTAGACAGCCAGACCTACACTTTCGACCCACACAAAGCAAAAGCACACTTCTGGATCATGCTTGATCGTGAAGTCTGTGGTGAGTCTCTTCGCCCTTGGTTGAAGGCTATCGGGGCAGACTCCGCCCTCGCCGATACCATCCAACAGCACTACACCTCAGACCCCGTTTGTGAAGGCTTTACCCACCCACTACCATCAGAACACCGCGTCTTTCTTGTCAAAGGTGAACGTGACACACTCGACACCTCGAAGATCACCACACACGAGATCTTCACAACCGAACAGTACAAACAACGCCTCGAACAAGAAGCCCAACGCAAGATACAAGAAGCAAAAGCACGTGAAGAGAGACACGTAAAGCAAGAGCAAGAGCAACGTATCACATACGGCGTAGAAGGCTCCTATACCTCACGCAAAGCCCTAGCAGAAAGCATCTTGAATACCGCAATCAAGAAGATCATGTCTGCGCGAGACGGCAACAGAGGCAAAACGATCTTTGGGCAGTCCAAGTGGATCGCTTCCATCGCCTCAGAACATCGCAATGGACTCCCGATCTCCTATGCCCAGACCATGCTAGAGAGCGCAGCCGTCAACCTCGCAGGTCAATCTGCCGCAGATCTACGCGACTACCGCGTATCCTACAAAAACGGCTGGTCGGAAGGTGAATCGTCACCCCAACTTCTCGATCTCAAAGTGGAAAACAAACCACAGAAGATCACCAAAGCCCAAAAGTCCAAAGAGCAAAAGGAGAAAGCAGCACAAGAGAAGATCGCCAACTCTATCTTCTACCACTACGCAAACCTCTCCGCAGCCCAAGAACCTTGCGGATTCAGCCCCACACCGCACTACATGGCCCCTCTCCATGTTGCCGCAGGGATCACCGCAGTGCGCGCATCTCTTGGGACTGGAAAAACAGAGGTGGCCAAAGCCCTCTGCAAAAAGTACAACTCCGTCCTTTGGTTGGCCCACCGCGTAGCCCTCACACGCAATACCCAAGAACGCCTCAATGAAGGTGAAACCCAAGCCTTCTCGCTCTACCTCGACAAAGAAGGCAAACTCGTAGAGTCCAAGTTGATCGTATGTGTGGACTCGATCTCTCGCGTAGCTTCACAGCATGATCTTGTTGTGATTGACGAAGCAGATCAGGTGCTTCGCTCTGTGATCAAACGATCCAAGAACCGCCAAGCCAGTGATGCGATCTTCCATAAAATGATGGGTCTCACTATCGCAGGTGGTGGGGCAAAGCAGATCCTTCTACTCTCCGCCGATCTCTGTGATACCACACTCAAAGCCTACGAAATTCTGTTTGGTAAAGAAGTTACAAACCGTATCGATCACAACTGGCATCACCCTGACGAGACGTGGAATTTCCACGAGACAATTGACCTTTGGAGGCTCCAACTCTCCGAGGATCTTGAGAACAACAAGAAGATCTTTGGCTTCTTTGCCTCGCAAGCCACACTGATCCAGTACGAAGCGTGGATCAAGCAACATTTCCCTAGCAAAAAGGTCGTAGCCATCCACCGAGAAGCCGAAGATGAAGACCGTGACACCCTCGAAAGCGTCAACAAACTCTGGAAAGATGCAGACGTGGTGTTCGTCACAACATCGGCAGGTAGCGGCGTATCCTACGACGTAAAGGACGATTTCGATGCTGTCTATGTTAATGGCTATCATGCCCCTCTTGACTTCCCTGCAAGCGAGTATCTACAAGGCGCTTGCCGCGTTCGTCACCCTCGAAGCCGAACCATTCAAGCCTATATCATTGAGTCTGAAAGACCTCTCAAGTCTCTCGAAGCGATGCACGGTGAGTTTGAACGCCGTGAAGGTGAAACGCTACGCATCCTCCGATCCATCGGTCAAGTTGAAGAGATCCGAGGTGCAGTCACAACAACCTCACAGATCTTTGAGAACGCTTGGCTACTCTCGATGCTACAAGGGGAGGAAAGATCGCACTTTGCCGCAAAGTGGATCTGTGAAACACTCCTAGATCGCCAGATCAAGATCACCTACACAACAGGTACTGGCGACCCAAAAAAGAGCAAAAAGATCCAAGGTGAGATGCAGGTTGCGAAAGAGGCTGTATTCATCAAAGAGATCGGACGCATCCTTGAGGCAAAGGATCTTACACCCGCAGAAGCCGAACCTCTCCGTGGTCAAGAACTCAAGAAGGCCCAACAACTTGAGATCAAAAAGCACGAAGCAGCGATGTTCTACAGTCAACACGAAGACAAACACACTGCACCAGAAGCACCTACCGAAGAGATCCTTGTGTGGGATAACAAAGGTAAGGGCCGCAAGACAATCCGATCCCTTGTGACTTCCGCAGCTTTTCATTCTGCCCGTGACTACAATATCTTCCAAGATCAACACGATCTTGTCTTCGATACATCGGACAAAGAAGCCAAGGTGTACCCCAAAGTCCGTTCAAAGATGGATGCTTCGCACTACTACTTACGATCCAAGCAAGGATGCTTGTTGTTGGCGGTAGCGTGTAAGGAGATCCCCGCCTTCCACAAACTTTTGCTTGAATTCTTTCCAAATGCACTACCTTCTGATCTAAGCCATGTCACAACAGAAGAGGTGATGAATTGCTACTTCCGTGATGTTCGGGCCTATGGAAAGGTATTTGGGACTCGCGTATCCGAACACAACAATTTCGCATCAAACCTCGGCCATATCTGCAAAGATTTCGGTATTGTCCGTACCTGTCTGCGTTCTGGCGGTGATGCCCGTGATTACATCTTTGAAGAGAAAGCGACACGATACGCCCTTGAGCAAGCGACCTACGAAAGAAACCGATACATGACCACAATTGACAAATGGAAAAACGGACACGGACTCGTTGATACAAGCGAGTTTGACCGCGAAGAGGGCGAGACGCAAGAAGAACCGAAGCAAGTGCATCTGTTCGCGCAGTACCCCCAACAACCAGCCACACAACAAAAAGTGCAAGCAAACGTACAACCTACACAACAAGATGATCTTGCCCGTCATGTTGGGTTTTATATGTCAGTCTATATGAACGCTGGAAAACAGGGGCCATTTGACGCCTTTGTCTTCACCAAGAAAAAACTCAACATCCAAGACCTCGACTACGCTTGGGCCTTGGATTGCAAGGCTGCTTTTGACAACTCTTTCTGGGGATAATATGCAAACGATAGAACTCTGCTTAGGTGATTGCTTTGACTATCTACCACAGATCCCAAGTGGTTCGGTAGATATGATCCTCGCAGATCTTCCCTATGGTACAACCCGCTGCTCTTGGGACGTGGTACTACCCTTTGAAGATCTTTGGAGAGAGTACAACCGTGTTCTCAAAGAGAGCGGTGCGGTTGTACTCTTTGGTACAGAGCCGTTTTCGTCAGCCCTACGCCTCAGTAATATCAAAGACTACCGCTATGATATTTACTGGCAGAAAGATCGGGGTGCTAACTTCCTCTTTGGTAATCGTATGCCCCTCAAGGTTATCGAAACGATCTCTGTGTTTTACAAGAAACAGCCAACATACAACCCCCAGAAGAGAGAAAACCCCAAGGGGCCGTCAAAAAGACACCTAAGCCGCTATGTGAAGCCCTCCGATAACGTAAAGGATGTCATGGGGGATTCTTGGAAATTGCAATCTTGGGAAGCGGGGCAGAAGTACGAACCAGATAAACTACTGCCCACCTCTATTGAGTATTGCGCGAGAGAGCAAAAAGGTAAGGTTCATCCAACGCAAAAGCCTGTGGCCCTGCTCGAACGCCTTATCCTTACCTACACAAACGAGGGTGAGACTGTCCTTGATAACTGTATGGGATCGGGGTCAACAGGTGTAGCCGCACTCAAGACAAAGAGATCCTTCATCGGTATGGAGAAGGAAGAAAAATACTACATGATCGCACAGGATCGCATCAACGGGGTAACACCTACATGAAGCCTATCACTATCGAACAACAAAAATTTAAGTGCATAGTGGCTGATCCGCCTTGGGAGGTTAAGCGTGGATCGCCGCAGGGAAGACCATTTGGCACACAAATGGCCAGTCAAAATTTACCGTACCCCACCATGTCTGTAGATGAAATTTGCCAATTGCCCGTCCAAGACCTCGCAGACAAAGACGCGCACCTCTATCTTTGGACTATAAATCGCTATATTGAAGATGCGTATCTTGTGGCCCGTGCTTGGGGTTTCAAGCCTAGTACGTTATTGGTGTGGGCCAAGACCCCTAAAGGTCTCGGCTTAGGTGGGACTTACGCCTTATCCTCCGAATTCTGCTTATTTTCAAGGCGCGGAACGCTACCCGCGAAGAGAAGAGAAGAAACAAACTGGTGGCATTGGAAGAGAAGTAAGCATAGTCAAAAGCCCGAAGAATTCCAAGATATGATCGAGTCTGTCAGTCAAGGCCCGTATCTTGAACTTTTTGCAAGAAGAAAGCGAGAAGGTTGGTCTGTATGGGGAAACGAAGTTGAATGTGATGTCTTGTTAACCGAGGTGACACCTACATGAAGCCTATCACCATAGAACAACTCAAGGCGGGTGCTACAATCCTCGGTATCACCTTCGATCCAAGGGCTACACCTACGCAACTGGAATACGCTATCAACAAACACCTCAAAGAAGATGAATCCTATGGGAAGTATGCCTGTCCAGCCTGTGAACGCAAGATCATAGATATTGTACCCGTTTGTCCCTTCTGTACGGTACAGCTTGCACCACTACCTCAATACCAAGACCCCGATTACGCTACCATCGGAACCATTGAGGATGAAGCCTTTGGAGAGATTGAGATCCAAAGTCTTGCTGTCAAAGATGCTCAATCTATCCGAACAGAAGACCTTGAGCCTATCGTCACCAAGAAGGTGAGCAACAAGAAGACGAAGCAGAAGATCATGGACGTAGAGCGAGAACAAGACGCGATCAAGATCCTCGGTATGCTACCGATCAAGCGTTCTGCCCTCGAACAGATCAAACGAGAGAAATTACTACGCATTGCCGCTGTCCTTGAGGTACAAGACCGCAGTTTCTTTCACCTCAAAACACCAGCACTGATCGATCTTCTCCTACTGACACAGACTCAGAGGGGCTTCGATGTAACAGAAGACGCAGAAGATAAAGAAAGTGCTTGACATGGTAGGTCGTGTATGGTATATCCATCTTGGGTCTAAACAAAGAAAGGGTAAAGGCTATGGAAAAAAGATACGTCACAGAGAGCGAAGGCATTAAGGCAATTGTCGTTGAAGATACACTCACGTTTGACGATACGGACTATACTGCGTCCTACCGACTGTGGTACTACAGCAAACACCTGTGGCACGTCACGATCTCCGACGAGGAAAATTGCCTTGTCGCTGAATGGGACACGATACTTGCTATCGAAGATCAGATCGTAGATCTTCACGAAAAAAACAAAGAAAAACCCCTCAAGGAAGGCGATGTCTATACCTGTCGTGCAGAGACCGACGAGGGAGACTTCACTATCAAGTTGGATGGTGACGGCTACTTCTTTGTGAAAGGTGATGATGGTCAATCCTTGGAGATGTTCTATCCCCAACTCAACGAACTCCTTGCTATAATCCAAGAGAAGAAAGAAGAGTTGGACGCCGAGTATGCCAAACAACAGAAGGAGAAACAAGCGTGACAAACGAAAAAGAGACACTACCGCAATACAGATCTGCAAGATACCACAACGACGTAAAGCGTCGGTTTGTGGCTACACTCCAACCTTGTCAACTCGTGACTTCTGGTGACGACTACGACAACAGAGAGCAAGCACAGGCGGCGGCTATCTACTTCTTTGGTGAAGATGCAAAAGCCTCTCTCCTGCGTGGATCTCACGACGATAAATCGTGGGTATGGAAGGTGACACCCAAGAACTTTCCACCTAACCCAAGGATTGCAGAGATCCAAATGCTCCAATCTCTTGTGAACCGTTTGACCGACCAGATCGACGCACTGTACTCCGAACTTGATAGCGATGGAGAGGGGCAGTAAGATGATACTAGCAGACAATTTAGCCGCACTAACAATTCACGGGGATTGTTTGGATGAGATGAAAACACTACCAGACCATAGCGTGGATGCTATCGTTACAGATCCACCTGCGGGTATTGGATTTATGGGTAAAAAATGGGATCTTGGTAGGGGTGGACGAGACAATTGGATCTCTTGGATGTGTCAGGTTGCATCTGAGTGTTACCGTGTTCTAAAGCACGGCGGTCACGCTGTTGTTTGGGCATTACCTCGAAATTCACACTGGACGGCAACCGCTTGGGAAAACGCGGGGTTTGAGGTACGAGATCGTATTGCTCACGCCTTCTCAACAGGTTTTCCAAAGTCACATTCTATACAGAAAGCCATCGAAAAAAAACAAGGAGAAGGTGCAGCACAAGAATTTGTGGGATGGGGTACTGCACTCAAACCTGCAATCGAAGACTGGTGGTTGTTGCGTAAGCCTATAGAGAGTGGGTTGACGGTTGCAGAGAATATGTTGAAATGGGGCGTTGGCGGTATCAACATAGATGCTTGTCGAGTTGAAGGATCTTGGAACGGTTCGCCCACTCGCAAGCAGGGTAAGAAAAATGACGTTTTTGGTAAGATCGCGGTGGGCTTGGAGACAAAGCAAGAAGAGGGTGGGAGGTTTCCATCCAACTTTACCCACGATAATAGCGAAGATGTGGCCATGCTTCTCTCCCAAGATCAGAGAAAATTCTTCAAGTCTTTGGAGGATACACAAGAAGACAGGGGGCATATCGAATATATCACATCTATTCTTTATGTACCCAAAGCATCAACAGGTGACAAAGAATTGGGGTGTGGTGACATTGAGCCGCGAATAGGCGGCTCAATGTCAGGAAAGGAAACCAGAGACGGTAAGCCCACAAACCACCCCCTGCGCCAAAACTCGCATCCAACAGTGAAATCTACAGCCCTTATGCGCTATCTTTGTCGCCTTGTAACGCCACCGCAAGGTATAGTGTTAGACCCTTTTATGGGGTCTGGATCAACAGGTGTGGCTTGTATGCGAGAGGGTTTCCGATTCATTGGTATTGAGCAAGATGAACACTACTATAGTATTGCATCTTCTCGCATCAATCACAGCAAGAATATGTACCTGGAAGAGAAAGGTATAGCAACATGGCCGTAAAAATGACAGGTGCAGAATGGAGAGACTTCTACACTGATAAAGCCTTCTGGACGGATATATCCCACGACGAAGAGGTTATTACTATCAACGGAAAGACCGACGATAGTGAAACGTATCTTGATGTAGAAGATACTGATGTTGTCCGTGTAGAGGGCGGTACGGTGTACGAACACGGGCCTACAGGCGACGAATACGAGCCTACCTGTAGCCTTGAAACGTACATCAAGCGTTGGCGAAAGGCGCAGAAGCAAACAACACTCACTATCAAGATTGACAAAGCCTCTGAGAAGGCTTTACGAGAGGTTGTCAAGACCCTCGGAGGTAAGATCCTCTAACCCCATAAAGGTTCAACCATGCACAACCCACATCATACCGTACTGCAAGTAGCCTCAGTTATCATCTTCTCGCTTACCTTCTTTTTTCTTGGTTACACATACCAAGAATACAAGATGGGAGTCGCTTCTTGGGTGTGGCTACCTACCGTCGTTCTTGTTGGCATCGCTTCCTATATCCTCTCCCTCTTCTTTGTTATCCTCTACACCATCCTGCGAGACTAACCCCCATGAAACACATCGAACTAGAGGTAAAACAGTACCTCACACTCAAGCGTTGGGAGTCAAAACTCAACGGTGAAGAGTACAAGATCAAGGTCTGCCCCTTCTGCCAGTCAGAAGAGTGGTCTTTCTATATGTCAGCAAAGACCTCTCAGTACCGCTGTATGAAAGCCTCTTGTGGTGAGACTGGAAACCTTACTACCCTCAAAAAACACCTTGGGGATCTCACCGCCAAAGAAGAGAAGCAAGACTCAGGTAAATTCATCTCTGCGGATATGGTCGAGACTTGGCATAATCGACTACTCAACAAACCAGACTACCTACAGAAAGTCCTTGATAGAGGCTTCACACAAGAGGCTATCAAGAAATTCCGACTCGGTATCCGCATCCTCGCAGAAGGTGGGCCTGTCTATCTCTGCATCCCACACCTTGAGAATGGTGTGTGTCGTAACGTCAAGTACCGTATCCTCGAAGATGAAGGGTCTTACTCACCCTCCGATAAGTGGCGCAGGGAAGAGGGATATAAGAGCATCTTGTTTAATGTGGACGCCTTGGATGAAGCAGAAGAGATCTACATCGCAGAGTCGGAACTAGATGCCGTATCTCTCTGGTGTGCAGGATACAAAAACGTCGTAGGTCTTACCGTAGGTGCAGACACCTTCAAACCTGAGTGGTTTGACCTGTTCGCCAACCTCAAGAAGATCTATATCTGTCTTGATAGCGATAATGCAGGTCAGAAGGGCGCACAGGATCTAGCTAGGCGGCTAGGCTTTGCTAGGTGTGTCAATGTGATATGGCCCCTCAAAGACCCCAACAAAGTCCTAACAGATCTCGGTGAGGATCATCTTCACTTTGCAATCTCCCAAGCCTCCCCCTTCGAGGTTTCTGGTGTTGTCACTATCGAACAAGCCCTCTCAAGACGGCAAAACAACCTAGATAGTGATCGTCATGGTATTCTCTCCCCTTGGCCCTCTGTCAATCGCCTTCTTGGTAAAGGACTTCAACAGGGAGACCTCACGATCCTCTCTGCTCGATATAAAGTAGGGAAAAGCACCCTCTCCCTTCAATGGCTTACTTGGCTTGCCTCTCAGGGTATTCCTTCCCTTATGGTCAACCTTGAGATGCCTGTACCTCGCCTTATTGACAAGATCGTCCAGTCTGTTCGTTGCAAGTCAGACGATATGATCGAGCCTTTGGACTACACACTCACACGCCAGTTTCTTCAAGACAAGCCATTCTACTTTCTTGAAGACGGTGAGGGCCGATTCTCCAACGCGGATCGCATCTTTGACGCTATGGAGGATGCCGTCAAACGCTACGGTATCCGAGTCGTTGTATTCGACCACCTCCACTACCTCTGCCGATCCATGAATATCCGAGACGAGATCGGACACGTTATGCGCCGATTCAAAGCCTTTGCTATGCAGTTTGGGATCTCCGTGATCTTGATTGCACAGCCCCGCAAACTCAACGGACAACGCCCAACATCCGACGATCTCAAAGACTCAGTATCCATCGCAACAGACGCAGACTGGATCATCCTTCTCCATCGACTCTCTATGGCATCCGAGACAGACGAATTCGATAGTGAAGGTGATCCAGAAGAACCACAAGAGATTTTATCCCCTATCACAGAAGTGATCTTTGATGCTACCCGCTTTCGTAGTGGTGGTCGTGTGAAGCTGTACTACGAAGGTGAAACCTCGACTTTCTTTGAGCAGGAACACGGACAGCCCCTCAGAAGTGTTGTCCACAAACTATAGGACAGACCATGACAAAAAGAAAAGTTCCGCGATATGATCTCGATGATCTTCTTGAAGATCTGACGCCAGAGGATGTTAGCCTTGATTTCGATTGGGGGGCAGATGTAGGCGAGGAGATTGTTGGGTGAGAAAGAATTTGATCCCACGCGAGAGTCTGTATTGGAAGTACATGAAAATGCGAGAAGGTGCCTTGAATGAAAGAGATAACGCACAAACAGACGAAGAAAGAAAATCAGCAAGCATCGCCGCGTTTGAATTTAGACTCAAAGCAATAGAAGCGAGAAGGTCTGAGTTAAAAACCTCTTGACATCGCACCTGTCCTTGTGTATAAGAACAAAGCGACGATCAAAGAGATCGTAAAATCAAGAAAAGGAGTAAGATATGTCAAACACTCTAAAGCCGTTCGAGCCTCTGCCAATCAGCGAAGCCCTTCACGCTTTCATCAAAGAGATGATGGACAGAAAAAGATCTAACGTCGAAACAATTGAACAGTTAAGCCAAGCAAATACGGCGATTATGACCCATGTATGGGAACAGATTCAAGAGGCGTTTCCAGAAACCAAAGGTCGAAATATGGTTTGCAACAGACGTGAGGATGGTTCATACATGGTCTCTTTGATGTATGACAAAAAAGAAATTCCATCTTCAAACGACCGTGTGCGCTTGCTTTTTGCTGGACTGGAGAGCGAGGGCGCGACTCTCTCTCAGATTCGCGGGATGTTGGAGCGTGAATGAAACTCCGCACCGTAGGTATTTTTGTCAACTACTTTGGACTGTTGCTTGGGGTTATTGGCGTGATCACAGCACGCACAGCATCACAGCAAGTCACCCCTTTGACGGTTGTTTTCGTGAACGCTTTTCTTATTTGGCTTTGGCTCGTAAAGAAGGATTGAAACCGATGTTCGGACATAGAAAAGGGCCGCAGTTCGACCGCTTACGCAAGCTCCTGCGTGATAAGACAATCACGACAATGGAGTATCGTCGGCTTGCTAACTGCGAAAGCAACTTTGCTGGCGTAATACAGCACTACGGTTGGCGCAAGACATTGAAGGCTATCTATCAGGGATACTATGCAATTCAACACCTTTATTGGGAGATTGAGAGATGATGCCCGTCGCAATCATCCGAATCCTCTTGGAGAGCGAATAATGCCAATCGCAATGGAAATCTTTGTCTGCGGTTTGTTCGGCCTCGCCCTTCTTGGTTCCCTCGGTGCGCTTGGCTGCTTCCTGCAAATGCGTGTATATCAGAACGAAGATTGGGAACACGACCGCGAAGTAGGGTGGGCAAGCGCCCACCTCTCTGTACAGAGACAGATATACCAAGACGATCACAACCTGCGCGTGATCGTCGCCGAATTTCACCGAGATAAGATCGGTGGACTGATTTGCCCCATCCACGGTCGAGAGGCATACAAAGATGGGGGGCAAGCGTACTTCAAAACACTACGCACATCTACTATCTTGATAAAGGAACCTAAACCTGTGCGGTAGGTGATATTCAAAAAATCCTTGACACGTCCGTCTCCGTAGTGTATAGAAAAGAAAAGCCACTATCGGCCTTCTCACAACGGAGACCTTCGGTATGAAAGAGCAAATTTACAAAATAGTCAAAGCCCTCTCCAACCAATGCGACGGTGCAGTCAACCGTGATAACGTCGGATTCAACGCCACACACACACACCTCGGAAAACGCCTTGCCAACCTGCCCATTGAAGACTGGACAGACGAACACTTTTCCTACTGCGCCAACCACCTACTCCCCACCTACAAGAATCAGATCGAGGCTATGGGGTTTGAACTGCCAACCTACAAGCAGGGAACATACACCCTACCCTCCGAGATCAACACTCTCTCCCAAGAAATCGAAAAGAAAAACCTACGGAAGACCACACATCTTCTGCTCTGGAAAGAGCAGCACAACCAATGGTTTCTCAAATTCCCATACAATGCAGAGATGCTAAAGGATATTCGCCTTATCACACCAAAGGGCGAATTCAACCGACACTTTGAGAAAGAGTGGGCCTTCTCTCGTGCAGCAAGCGAAGACATCCAAACCTTTTGTAAGAAGTGGGACATCTTCGTTACAACCGAAAATGATGTACGGTTTGACGTATTCATCGAAACCACCGCAAAACTACCCAAAGATGAAGAAAAGAACCCCCACCGTATCGAAGAAAAAGACGGAACCTTCCACGTCTTCTTCCCCTACTCTGAGTATCTTGTAAGCGCGATCAAGCGCGTCTTTGGTGCTACGTTTCGCAACATCGGTGAGAAGTATTGGGTTGTCACACCTTCACCACGTTCTCTCAACGACCTATACAATTTCTGTCTCCATGCTCACCCCGATTTCCGAGACTATGCGGGGCAAGTACAAAACGCACTCAAAGAGATCACCGTTGAAAAGGCTAAGATGGAAGCCCTCTCGAAAGCCGTGAACGCAGAAGTGGATCTAGACACTTCACGTCTCCGCCTCGAACTCCGACCTTTCCAGAGAGTAGGTGTGCGCTTCTTGATTGATAACGGGTGTGTCTTGAACTCCGACGATCTTGGTGTAGGTAAGACATGCGAAGCCCTTGCAACTGTAGTGTGTGGCCCAAACCGTCTCCCTGTTCTCGTTGTCACACCCGCATCGCTCAAACTAAATTGGGCAAAAGAAGCAATCTCTTGGATCAAGGATGTCTCTGTCACAGTTCTTGATAGCAAAGCAAAAGACTTCACCGTCACAACCAAGCAAGGTGAACGTCATACTGTACCTTGCAACGATTTCAACGCAGAGATCGTTATCGTGAACTATGACATCCTTGACCGCTTCTCTGACCAGATCCTCAACACACCATTCAAAGCAATGGTGATCGACGAGTCGCACAATATCAAGAATTACAAGGCAAAACGTACACAGACGGTATTGTCTATCGCCAAGAATATCCGATACAAGTACGCACTCTCTGGTACACCGATCCTTAACCGCGCAGCCGAACTACTACCACAACTTGACTTCCTCGGAAGACTCCCCGCTGTTGGTGGCAAGACCAATTTCCTTCGTCGCTATTGTATCCCAAGCAATAGCGGGTGGGGCACAACCTACGACGGATCACAGAACCTTGACGAACTCCACAAGATCCTCCGTCAAGAGGGTGTCTATATCCGACGCACAAAGAAACAAGTCCTTACGGAACTCCCAGACAAGGAGCGTGTCACCGTCCCACTCGGATTCGATGCTTCATTCCAAGCCGAGTACAACAAAGCAGAAGCGGACTTCATCGAATTCCTACGCAAAGACGGGCTACTCAAAAAAGACTTCTTGGAGAGCATCAAACACCTCCCCAAAGAGCAACAAAAAGTAGAGATCCAACGGTTCCGAGAAGAGAAAGCAGCTAGAGCGCAAAGAGCCGAACACCTTGTCCGTATCCAAGGTCTCAAGTATCTCTGTGCAAAGGGCAAGATGGCTTCTTTCCTTGCTTGGTGTGAAGACTTCCTTGCCTCTGGTGAAAAGTTGATCGTCTGTGGTATCCACACCGATCTGATCGAGCAGGTGGTTGAGCATCTTTCCTCTTGGGGTGCGGTCTCGATCACAGGTCAAACACCTCACGTCAAACGGCAAGAGTATGTGGATCGGTTTCAAGTCTCTGAGTTTTGCCGTGTGATTGTTTGCAACTTGATCGCAGGTGGTGTGGGCCTTACCCTTACAGCATCTTCAAACGTCGCTACTTTCGAGTTTGGATGGGTAGCAGGTCTTCATACACAGATGGAAGATCGCTCGCTCCGTATGGGTCAGAAGAACGCCGTGACTTGCTGGTACTTCACAGCAAACGGTACGATTGAAGATTACCTGATCTCTATCGTTGAGTCTAAACGGGCTACAACCGACGCCCTGATCGATGGCACAACCGACAAGCCACAAGCGGGGGTGATCGGCGATCTTACCAAGTGGATGCTTTTGAAGGAAGAGAAGAAAAAAAGAGATGATGAAAAACGCAAAGAGATCCTAGACCTATATCAACAAGAAGGTATGGAAGTCCTTTTTGATTAGTGATCTCTTCTCCAACGCTCTACTAAGATGGCTGGTAGTTTGACTATCGGCCATTTTTCATTTCGAGAACTTGTAGGGTACACCCCACATGGAGAGATCGGATGGAGCCACGACAAAGAGATCGAAACTGCTCACTATGCAGTTTAAGCCAGAATTGCTATACACCCTGCCTTTGGGGTGAGGGAGACAAAAGCAGCCCAATCATGCTTGTTGGGTTTGAGGTTGGTGAGGAAGATGATAAGGCACAAAGAGTCTTTATTGGGGATGCTGGACGTAAGTTCACATACTTACTAGGAAAAAGTGGACTCAAACGCAAAGATCTCTATCTCACCAACCTCGTCAAATGCTTTCCTGACAAAGAGACACCTAAGAAAAAGCCGCACATTGATGTCTGCAAGCCCTACATCTATCAGGAGATCCACGAAGTACGCCCCAAGGTGATCGTTGTCTTTGGTGAACCTGCTACAAAAGCCTTGATCGGTAAGACTTCTAAATTCAAGCACCTTGTTGGATTTCCTGTTTATCATACATTCCATCTTGGGGATGAAGAGTTTGACTGTTGGGTTATACCCACGCACAGCCCCGCCGCAGCCCTTCGACAATGGGAGATCGACGCGCAGATTATCCGCGCACTTGAAGACGCTCAGGTCTATGCCAAGGGTGAGAAAGCGTACACGCTACCAGAAGCGCCTTACGTCACGATTAAGACCATAGAAGATGCAAGGCAATACCTCGGTATGCTTTTGGAACAGAGCGTGATTGTAGTGGATACTGAGACCCTTGGTTTGCGTGTGGCCAAACACGCTATCCTTGACATCGGATTCTGTTATGACAAGAACCAACCCGCTATCATCCTGCCCCTCTTCGACAAAAAGAAAGGCAACCTCTGGGGCGACCACCTCCCTGAGATCAAACAACTTGTCAAAGCCGTCCTACTCAACAATAACGCAAAAGTGGGCGGTCACAACTTCAAGTTTGATATGCGCTTTCTCTCTTGGTGGTTAGGTGAAACCCTCTTCATCCCCAACGTATTCGATACCCTCACCATGCACCACGTCCTTGACGAAAACAAACCCCACAACCTCACCTTCCTACTTGGCCACTTCTTCCATTGGGAACGCTATGATTCGGCAATGGAGCCTTACAAGAAGACAGGAAAAGACTTCGGTGATGCCCCATCAAAAGTCCGTCACCAGTATCTTGCCTATGATGTTCTTGGTGAATTCCTGCTTTATGAAAAACTCTCACCACAGATCCCAGAAAAAGACCTTGAAACCGTCTATCAAACAGAAGTCGCACTCACCAACTACCTTCTCCCTGTTGAACTTACAGGTATCCGCTTCAACAAGGAAAAGATGGATGAACTGGTGATCCATAACCGAGACCGCGCAACAAAGGCTTTGACACGGTTACGCGAGATCGCTACTGACTTCGGTATAGGATCTAAAGAAAAGCCATTCAACCCAAACTCTTCCCAACAACTCGCAAAGTTACTCAAAGATGCGGGGGCTTTGCTTCTACATAAAACAGATACGGGTGCAGACTCCACAGGCAAGAACGTACTCAAATACCTTGCCACACAACCCGATCAGCTTGTGGCTGAGATCTCCACTCTCGTCCAAGAACTCCGTAATGCCAACAAACTCCTGTCCACATACCTTGACGGTAAGCCTGTTGATTGCGGTCTTGACGATGTAGGCGACGTAAATGACAACGAAGATAGGGGCTTTTTCTTCTATGTGGACGAGGATCTGCGTTGTCGTCCATCCTACAATATCTCCCTCACCGCAACAGGTCGCCTATCCGCAACGGAACCCGCAGTACAGACTGTTCCCCGCCTATGGGGTATCCGATCCCTTTTTGTCCCAGACAACGCAAATAGCGTGTTTCTCTCTTGCGACTATGGAAAGATCGAGTTGTGTGTCTTGGCATGGTGTGCAAACGATCCTGTGATGGCTGACGAGTTGAACCGAGGTATCGATCTCCATGCAAAGACAGCTATCACAAAGCGTCTCAAGAGAGCGCCCACAGAGGAAGAGTTCGAGAAGATGCTTGCTGAGTTGGTGAAACTACCAACGTGGAAACAGGAACGCGCAGTAGCAAAGGCTGTGTCGTTTGGCACTCCCTACAACATCTCTGCAAAAGGGATCGTAGATGGGAATCCTGACGCCTTTGATGCGGATATGCCCGTAGAGGATCGGATCGAGATCGCACAGGATATGATCGATGCTTACTTTGAGCGGTACGAGAAAGTCAAAGAGTACCTTGATCGCCAGTTTGTCGCAGCCCAAAACATCGGATACCTGAGAACATACTTCACCAAGAGAGAGAGACGGTTCCATGACGCCGTTGCTTGGCTCAATACGGAATGGTCAAAGAATACAAGGCTCCATAACCTCGACAAAAACAACCTGCGTTCTCAAGCCTGTAACTTTGAGATCCAGTCCACCGCTTCCGATGAACTCACGAGAGCCACAAAGCGGGTATATGAAGGTCTCCAACAGTCCAATATCCCAGACTTCCGTATCGTCTTCTCTCTCCACGACCAGTTCATGTTCAACGTCCACAAAGATCATGTAGAGGAAGCAAAGCCTCTTATCCGATCTTGGATGGAAACTACATTTCCATCGGATGCTTTGCACAAATTCGAGATCCCATTCAAGATCGATATAGCCGTACAAAGATGGTGGGGTGATAACGAATACTAAAATAGTGGTTGACAGGATCTCTTTCTTGGTGTAGAACATAAATATCATCGGTGATCAAGTAGATCACACTAACCAAGAAAGGACAAAGCCATGACACGAAAATATGAATTCACAGGTGAAGAGAAAGGCTTTAACGGTAGAATTCTCAAGAGAATCCGCAGGATCTCAGATGGTCGTGTTGGGGGGTGGATCGAAAAAGAAGAAAACCTCTCTCACCACGGATCTTGCTTTGTATTTGCTAATGCTAGTGTCTTTGGTAATGCTGGTGTCTATGATAATGCTAGTGTCTATGATAATGCTAGTGTCTTTGGTAATGCTTATGTCTATGCTAATGCTCGTGTCTATGATAATGCTAGTGTCTTTGGTAATGCTTATGTCTATGATAATGCTCATGTCTTTGGTGATGCTAGTGTCTTTGGTGATGCTAGTGTCTTTGGTGATGCTCATGTCTTTGGTGATGCTAGTGTCTTTGGTGATGCTAGTGTCTATGATAATGCTCGTGTCTTTGGTGGGATGGTCTGCACAAAAGATATTATGTATGCTAGACTGTATCGCTATATCATCACCTGCTCAGATTCACATATCTCTGTTGGGTGTCAATCTCACGCCTTTGATTTCTGGAAAGAACATGGGGAAAAACTTGCAAAAGAGAACAATCTATCAGATACAGAACTTGCCCTATATAAAAGTGTCGTCCTTGGCATGATCTCCTACCGTGAAGCAAACCAGAAAGGGTAAAACCATGTCAAATAAACTTTCACCGCCCCGTCCACTTGTTCCTGCTTGCCCTGTTGGATATAAGCGAAGAGGCGGCGGAAAGGCTTGACCTCTTGAAAGAATCGACTATCGGAGGAAATCGTTCCGCTTGTATTAGACAACCTCTACAACTATTTGAATATGTTGTGGAAAGAACCGTGGAAGGAGATAGTCTTTTTGTTGGTAAAGATAAAGAGGCCGCTGTAGAACTGAAACTTCTCGGACTTGTATAGAGGCGAAAAACATGACCAGTCAAAAGAAAACATTTGATCCACCACTTCGATTGTATGTTGCCTCTGTAGATCGTACACACCTCTTCGGTTCTCGTGTGATCTCGAAGTTGGCTACATCTGAAACGGATATTATGTATATCTTCAAAGGTGCAGGTGGATACCAAGAGCGCACACACAAAGATCTTGACGGTAGGAGGATCTGCTTTCTTACCGAGAAAGAGGCATACGAGGCTCTTATCCGCTATGTGGAAGAGGATCTGGCGGAAGATAACAAGTTGGTGCATGAACGTCTTAATCTACTGCGCAGCCGAATTGCGAATAGTGAAGATGTAGATATAGTCTTGCACCAGACCTGTATGAAAGAGAGGAAGTAAGGGCTATGCAAGAAGTGAGGCGGCTACCTGAGCCAATTAAGGTGTACTTGATACAAGACTCTGCGCCTGACTTGTATGATCCGTGGGTTGTTGAGCAGATAGCTGTAGCGGAAACTGACCGCAGATACCATTTTTCAGGATTCAACGGTTCCGATGACAAGTCTGCTTGCTTTCTAACAAAAGCAGAAGCGTATAAACGGCTTATCTCTCATGTAGAGGCAAAGGCGAAACGTACCCAAGACCTTATCTCTAAACTCAAATATACCCTGTCTTGCATAAAAGACGAGGGGCAGTAAAAAGGAGAAAATAATGGAAAAGCTGTCAAACTGGAAAAAAATGCTGACCCGCGCTCTAACCGAAAACGGAGAATCATGGGACGATGTGGTATCAAGCACTATGACAGAAAAGGAGATGAAACGGTATTTTGATGCAGGGTATGGTGGGACGAAGGGTGTAGCCTTCACCGTCTGGACGCAGGACTCGGTCTATTTTCCTGTGTGCTACGATGGTGCAGAGTCGGTTGGTCGTGTTGCACGAAACCCAGACGGAAAGCCAACCGAACACCAAGGCGGCTGATATGCCTCGAATAACCAACGTGCAAAGAGAAGGTTGGCGATCTGGCTTCTATGTTGGTAGAAAAAAGGATACACCTCACCACTTCGGGAACCCATTTGAGGTGAGCATCTACGGTAGAAAGAGGGCTATCAAGATGTTTGAGGAGTGGATAGAGGGAACCGCGCACCAAGAGGTAGAGCCAGAACGCAGACAGTGGATTCTTGATAACCTTGAGATGCTTAGAGGAAAAGACCTCATGTGTTTCTGCGCCCCCGCTGGTTGTCACGCAGAAACCTACTTTAGACTGCTTGGACAAGAGATCTCTTAGACAGCCGCCCGAACATCCCCATCCAACTGAATCTCCCAAAAGTCAACAATCAACTCGTGATCGTTAGCAGATCCCGCCTCGCTCTCCACACGTCCACCCAAAGACAAGCCCCAATACGTCGGATCAGCATCAAGATCATCTTGTAGTGTCAGGCTCACAGGTGTTGTCATGCCTGTCACCCAAAACTCCGCAGTCACGTTGTCGGTACAAACAAACCAACCCTGCAAGATTGTATCATCTGCAAGTGTCGCAAGTGTCGCTGTGGATACCGTCGTACCCGCTTCTGCTTTGTAGTGACCAACCACCGCACCGTTAATAATACGAAATCCGATAAAGGGGCCATCCAACGCACCCGCCGTATCCCAAGCATCTGAGATCCCAATATACGCTGTATAGGTCGCCTCAACACCCTTGATCGCAAAACGAGAAAAGAAGCGAGGTCTTCTTGTATAACAGGAGAACTCCGCACCCTGTAGCCGTGAATTTGTTGCAAGGGCATCTGGACTCACAATACGAACAGCCCCCTTTACATTCTCCCAAATAGCGTGTGTGCTATCGGCCATACGCACAACACCTGTACCGCCCTCTGTTGCAACATAGGCATCTGGCGCAGTTGCCGCAGATGTCCACTTACTTTGAGGATACATAAACTCGTCAGAGAAACGTGGGGTCATTGCCATCCGACCATACTGCTCAATACGGATCTGCAAGGCATCGTCAGGGTCATACACATCAAAGACGTTCTTTTGGTTTGGACGGATAGATGGTGATGTCTGAAACGAGTTGAGCGTAACAGGCTTGCTTGCTACATCTACGTTGATCTCGTTACCCGCACCAGATCCTTGACCATCGTAAGCGTTGTCCAAAGTGATCAGAAACACCTTGACCTGCCCAACCATACTATATGTCGCAGAACTCCCCACACCCGCCCCTGTGATGCTACCAAGAAAGACGTAGTTGTCCTTGTCCGTTTTGATAGCGGTGTTGGTTCCCTTGAGGATAGAGGGGCCGAGAACGTGGACGCGATAGTCAGAAGCGGTTGTGGATGGTGCAGATGCCGATGTATCCTGTCCAAGAGGGCCAGAACCGCCTGAGTATGGGATCGCAAGGTAGTTTGCACCTGTACCACCATCGTAAGCAATCGTACCCTCGTAGAAAGCCACACTATCATCACCGCTAACAGGTGTCTCCAACCAAGCCCTTGCAGTTCTACCCGCAAAAGTGTGGCTACCTGTAGGGTCTGTCAGATTGTTGATCCAAAGGCGGATCGACGTACCGAGATCCGTAACAGTAGCAGGTGCGCCAACCTCTCCAAAAACATCCTTCTTGGATCGGTACTCAGGGTAGCCGCGCTTTGGGTTGATACTCGCTTGATCTGCACGTTGATTCCATCGGATACCCACCTCGTAGTTTGCACCCAAGGTATTCTCAAAGACGATCTCAGAAGTCTCACCAACAAGACTACCGTACAAAGTGATCACCTTGCCTGTTGCGACAGCTACCCGCTTGGGCGTGGTGAGGTCAAACAACTCGAAGTCTTCCGTAGTGGAGTCTTCCTGTAAAGTGATCTCGGTGGACTCAAAGACACCCGATTTACCCTGCAAGAAGGCTGCAACAGTTTCATCTGTCAAGTCTTCGATATATTCAAGAAAGTTATCCTTCATATCCTCTTTGGAGAGAAGGCGATTATCTGTGATCTCAATACGGTTTTGGTTTGTTGGCATCGTTCTTCTCTATTCGCTAGGGGTTAGGCCCAACACGATCTTGACTGGCAGGTAGTGTGATAACCTCTACGAGATCTGTGTAAGTGGACGATCCAGAAGAGGCGATACCGATCTTTCCTGCACCAAAGGGTACGGAGGCGTAAGTCTGTTCATAGACGAGAGACCCCGCACGATAGACCTTTATTTTTGCATCGGCCCCGCTGTTTGTGCGGATCATCACAAATCGGAATACATCACGGTACTCGTAGTCCACGCCCCAATAATCGGTGTAGTATAAGTGGGCTAGGGTTACAGCCGAACCGATGGCTGTAGTCACACCAGAGTTGACACGATTGACTGTCAAAGCCCCTGTAGTGTAGTTGATTGTTGCGTGGATGTTGTTGTTGGCATCATCGTATAGCAGATATATCTTTGCTACAGTTGAGGCTGTCTTTGCTCGAATACGAACACTCAATTGACGTTCAAGATCCCAAGAGTTATAGGCGGTATCTGATACAAGGATCTCACCGCCAGACTCAACCTCGATCTTCTCACCATCAAGAGCATAACCGCCCGTCGCATCCCATTGGGAGATGTACTTAGCATCCTCGAACTGATCAAGGAAAGCAAGATATACAATATCGACCCGCTCACCGTTTGGGCGTACAACATCGATCAGATACTTGAAGAGATCCCTATTGAGATCTCCTTTGTCCACGATGCGGATCTCTGTAACATACTCCGAGTTTGCACCCCATAGTCTCCACGTCCCACCATAGAAACCCGCAGGTGCTACCCAAGATGTATCAAGGTAACCGAGGTATGTTCCCTTGACTAGACTTGTGATGCGGTAGAAACCCTTTCTAGCAGGGTCAAGCGGTACGTCTAGGAGTTGGAGGTAGGCGTACTGGTTTTCCTTCTCAAATACACGGTTTGGAAAGAATGATGTAGGAAGATCGGTGATCGCGAATTGTTGCGATAGCGGATAAGCAGATGCCGCTACACCGACGTTTTGCCAAAGAGACCCTTCGGGTGTAGGTGTATTGAAGTCCAAGGCAACAGGATCGTAGTCCAACAACATCTCTGTGATAAATGTCTGATCCACCTGCATACGGCGGTCAAACCAGTTTTGAATACGGTAGCGGCCATTGGAGACCATACGGCAAGCAACCTCAAAGGAAGGCTCACTACCCTTGAGACTCCACAGGCTACCAGCTTTTGCGATAACCTCTCGTACTTCGGACTCGTCAGCACTCAAGTCCATGTTTTGTGTAAAACCAACGAGGCTTTTGAGCCAAGGCAAGAACTTTGCGGGGATCTGATAGGGGTCGTACAATTTAGAGAGATCAGAGCAACGATCATAGATCATCGTTCTTTGCAGATCATCGGGGCCGTCTGGCCCTGTTAGCAATCGCTCAAGAAGTGACGGGCTGTTCTTGTCGTGTTGACGGATACTGTGGCGTAGCATCTTGTATGTGGAGAATACGACGTTATCTGCTTGGATGTAAAACGACCAGTTGTAGTCCACATTCAAAGAGATCACGTTCTCGGCATAGATTCGGACTTCTACAAGATCACCAAACTCAAACTCCACAGAAGGGATCAGAACGAAGTCGAAACCGTTTAGGCCGTTAGCCCGATCTAGCGAAGATGTCCACCCCTCAGCGTAGGTATCAGTCGATCCGTTGTAGATCTCTCGATCAGTTACATAGATCCGAACAGATGCCAACACCACATCATTTCTATCTCCGATGGATACAGAGATCTTCTGTAGTGGGTCTTGATCTACCGCGCTATCCGATGGAGAGTGGTAGTTGATATAGGGTGGTCGGATATAACCAACTTGAAAACTGTACGAGTCAGTGAAGGACTCGTAAGAAGGCTCACCACTATCCGCCCAAACCTCAACATTTACGGTAGCCCTCTCCCCAAATGTGGTTGGAGGTGTGATCGTGAAAGTATAGCCGTCGCTAACCCTTACAGGCGTTACAGTGAATCCATTATGCGCCGCTTCACCGCTATATGCTTCTACACCATCAACTTCCACCACCACGCTTGACAAAACAATATCATTCATATTGTCACGAAGGTCAAAGACAATATCCGCGTTGTAGTACACACCTGTTGCGGATGGTGCTGGTGTCTGGTTTGATAGTGCGGCGTAAGAATCACCGCCGTATGATGGGTTGAAACTCATTTTTCACCCTCCAAGGATGACGATACTTGCGGTATTACACGCCGTAAAGTGCTGCGCTTTGCCAAGAGTACGGTGTAGCGGGTGCAGATGAACGGTAGCGAAAGAACATAAGGTTGGGAGACGCTGTAGCAATAATTCCCTCATCACCTACAACCGCAGGTGGTGTGAGTACGGCACTCTCGTAGAACAAGAAACCATTGATCCAACACCGCACGATCTCGTCCGTACCCCACTGTACGGTTATAGCCATCGTTCTAGGCATTGGTTGCCCGTAGTAGTAGTTGTTGATGGAGCAGATGGTTTGCCAACCCGCAGGTATCCACACTTGGATCGCACCTGTCCCTGTGAACAGAAATCCGCCCTTGATGTTTCCACTACCCGTATTTGCAAGAAGGAAGGCGTATTGTGCGCCGTTGGTCTCAGGGGATTCGACCACACAGTCCACTGTCCAAGCCGTATTCCTGCGGATACTAGCTACACCATGTAACCGCCAAGATCCACCTGACACATAAGCCCCCATCTTTTCGTAAAAGAAAGATGGGACATAACGTAAAGTACCAACAGTGCTCGCGTGGTTTGCGTTACCACTCGCATCGTTAAACGGTGTAGAGACGTTTCCGAGTTCTGCGCGGTACTCTTCATCGGCTTCGATAGCGGGCCAAGAGGGGCGGGTATATGTTGGGCCACTAGAAGTCTCGATCACGGCGTAGGACGGCAGTAAAGACACCTCACCTGCAAGATCACCGAAAACGGTACGCCGTGTGATCTTGAGAATAAGGGTATAGGCTTTACTGGTGTCGATATCTGTAAAGAAACCCGCGATTGTTACGGTGTTTTCTTGCTCGTCGTAGGCTGCACCTGAGTAGGTTAGGTTTGACGAATTGTTACTACCTGTGACGGTAGCACCTGTAACATCCCCCGCAGGATCTCCGATGTCCAAAAGGTAGGCCGCAACTTCCCACCCAACATCTCCACTTGCCACTGCCTTTGCTGTATAGCGAAGACGAACAACAAGATCATCACTATCTAACGTACCCATCTCTGTTTGTGGGGGGATAAGGAGACGCCAGACAGCCTTTGCGCTCGTACCTTCTGGAAAATCCAAAGAGACCAGCGCAGAGTTCACACCTGAGATTCTAGCCTTGTCTGGTCTATCTGCGGGTGTATCCGATGGTCGGATGATTGCGCCTTCTGGTAGTATAGCAAGGAGTAGCGGCATCTTACGCCTCCAACAAAGTGATAAGGATCTTGGATGGGATGGTTACGGGCAGTTCATTCTCAGACAAGGTGACGGAAGCCGCCGTAGGCGTGGCCGTTCCCTTTGCGAGTTTCAAACTCGGTACGTCTCGGATGTTAGGTGAGATCTCGTGGATCAAGTTGTGGATCTTGGAGTAAGACACCTGACCGCCAAAATTCCAAATATACGTTGTCTGATCTCCCTCAACAGCAAGCGGGTTGAGGTAGTTGGAGAGCGCAGTACGGATCTCTGCAATACTACCTCGCGGCCACACTACCGTTGCTTCGATAGTGATCGTCGCAGGTTCGTAATTCAAGGCGGTAAGCTGGTGGTTCACAAGCAACTTACCCTTGATAGGTGGCCGCGCATAGCGATCTCCGTTGAAGAAGGCCTGTAAGTCGAGAAGTTCCGTATTGCTGAGAACCGCACCACCAAGGCCCACAACAAGGAGTTTTACAGTCTTTGGCCCGTATCCCTCTTCAACGACAACAGCCCTCTCGATCATCTTGATACCCGAAGAGTTTGTGTACTCTTCCACAGCGATATACTCAATATCATCCGAACGAGTACCCACAGACCTTACTCGAAGTTGTGTTGGGCCTTGGTGACGAAGGCGCTCAAGATCGATCTCGTCACCACCATCTTTGAGACGCCAACCTCTTGCGGGTCTTGGGTTTGTGATATTGACGATACCGCCGATGCCCGTAGCGTTTGATAGGATCTGATCAACGCCTACGTTACCGTTCTCTTCACCGCCAACACGGATCGTTCCTCGGATGTTACCTGCGCCAACAGGGGGGATCTTTCCGTTTGTACCATCACCAAAGTAGATCACCATCTGATCTTCATTGTTGATCTTGCGTGTGTAGTGTCGGTCAAGTGGGCCTGAGAACTTGAAAGAATCGACAAGCGTGTATTCTAGCCAAACACCCGTACCTGCTTCGTCCACCTCAATAGTCTCTGTATCTTGTAGGTACGGGCCTTCTGTGAGGGTAAAGAACTGATTAGCCGAACCATCACTCGAACCAAAGATTGTAGGGCCAACGGTCTCCCCCTGTGTGACGGGGAAGAGGATGTACTGATCGTCTTGGTCGATCTGGATCGTGTCAATGGTTGGACGTGTGGCACCCAAGACGCCTGTATATCGAAATCTCCACCAGTAGCCTTCGATCAGATTCACCTCACCTTTTGACCAAGAGCGATCAATTGTCTGAGGTATATCAAAGATGATACGCCCTGTTTGCGCTAGGTCTGTACCGCTGAGATTACAGGTGTCGTCGAGGTTCGAGAAGGGAACCCACTCGGCTGTTACATAGTAATCAGAAGGATCTTCGCTTGGTGTAGTTTGCCCAAACAGACCCTCTGCCTTGACGTAGTTGACAGATCCGAGACCTGCTACAAGATAACTAGAGATCCGCTTCTCGCTTGCGCCTGTTTTCTTGAGGGAGATTGTGACGATAGCGCCACTACCAACGCGAGTACCCATCAAAGAGGTAATGTCGAAGTAAAGGTTTGTGGAGTCGTAGTAGATATTGTCAGGCTCGAAGATGCTGCGCTCTGAGTCATAGTATTCCCAAACACCAAAAAGCCCGTTGGTGGATGCGGATGTGATCGTAAAGTCGATACGGTTAGGCATGACGTGTTTGTGACAACCATACAGACATTCACCGTCGTAGTTTGTTGCCCCAAAGGGCGTTACCGTACCCACACCGTATGTTACAGATGCCTGATCTGTAGAGTAGGTGAATGTTGACCACGCAATATCAGTCTCGGTTTGAAACTGGGGCGATCTTGCACTTGGGACTTGTACGACTCGAATCCTAGTGGCATCCAAACGTGATACAACGCGAAAGAAACCAAGGTTAGGGGCAAGACTACCCTTTAGGTAGATCTCTTGCCCTACGATGCTTGTTGACCACGTTCCTGACGCCCTTGTCACTACGTCGCTATTCGTATCCACACTTGCCTTATCGGAACCACCAGAAGCCGAGGCTCTTGTTGTATAGAAGAGGGAGGTAAGGCGATCTGTACGGTCAAGGTCAAACGTCTCAAGGTTTTCGTAGGCAACGGGGGGTGTACCCTCTGTCTCAAAAAGAGAAAGTGAGGGTACATAGTCGAGTTGGTTGACGGAAGTAGATGTGGAGAGTTTGGCTAGGATCTCAGCAACAGCGGGGGTCGCTGTCTTGAGTTCAATACCTTGTAGCCGTAGGAGTTCTTTAATAGACGATCTCAACTGTGCGCTATCAATAAACATCTCTGTGGCAATAGAGTCGAGGCGGGTATTATTCATGTGTCCTACAGCCGCAAAGGACGACAGCAATTGCGTGTGGACTTCATAGTCGTTTTCGTCTGTAAGACCTAAACGATCTTTGTTGACTCGGAGATACTGCAAGAGAGATCTGTAGATCTCAGGGTAGTAGAACCCTGCGAAGTTTAGACCACCAACGGTAGTGATTACCCGTGTTGCCATTAGAATTGACCTCCGTTGATAGGTACGGATAGTTGTTGTCTTGCACCAGACTCAAGGTTTATGTATTCGATAAGGGCGTTAAGTTCGCCGTCTATCGTCTCAAAAGAGATGTCTCGTAGTCTTGCAAGTTGATCTTGTTCGAGGGACTGGAATAGCCTCTGGATCACAACACCCGCTGTAGAAGAGGTGGTATCGTCGTTGATACCAAAAATTAGGCTATCAAGGTCTTCTTGAGGTTGAAACGGATTCTCTGAATCGGCAGAACCTAACCCAACACGGATCAACTGCGCGATGTATTCATCACCGTCTAGCAAGGCGAAGCGTCCGTTGACGGCTTTGGATGGAAGTTTTATGCCTCTTGCCATAGTCTAACCTACTTCGTGAAGACGGTAGAGGAAGAGAGACCCGCGATGTTTGGGAGAAGTAACGTATCAACAGCCGTTGTCAATGCGGGATCTGTGGTTACAACGGCGTGTGCCTTGAGTGCCGTACATAGGTTACCCAACCACGTTGCTAACTCTGTGCCTAGTACGAGAGGCTGGTTTGCGAGTTCCGATCCAAGGTGGATTGTGTTCTTCTTGGCGTGGATCGGTACACCGTCTGCGGCCCCAATAGAAACGAACTCGTTGTCCTTTGTATCATCCAAGACGATGTAATTCCCCGCAGGTGTAACGATGCCTCTTGCCTTTGGGTAGGAGTACAGAAGTCGAGTAGGGGCTGTTGTCTCTTCAAAACGAATAACACCCAAGTAGTAGATTTCGTCTGCAAACTCAACGAAGTCACCGTCATCTTCTGGGATAAGAAGCATAACGGTATCCCCCACGTTTGGAGGAAAGAAGCAGTCACCGTTGAAGATGGGGGAGATCCATTCTGGGTAAGTGGCATCATCCAACTCAGCCATACGACAAAGGACACGACCCGCTTTGGCGGGATCATCCACAGATTCAACAAAGCCCTTGGTGTGTGCAAACAGCATCTTATTTCTTTCCTACGGGTGGAATAGCTGGTGGAATACCAAGACCATCCTTTGCACCAAAGCGTTGAACACGATTCCATTTGGTGATCAAAATACCACCAGCACTACCTTTGCCTGTCTTCTTGGGGATAATCTCTGCGGTGAGTAGTTTGTAGCCTGTCACCTCACAGACGTAGATACCATCGGGTGACATAGTATGTTTGCAGGTAGTGATCTTGTAGAAGCCATCCAAACGAGAGGAAAGCCCTTCTACGGCGTGGACTTGACGAGATCGCAAAGAGGGGACGCCTACAACAGTCATGCGTAACATGATGAAGTCGCGTTCATTCTCTCGCAAGAATTTGTCAACAAAGTCCAAGGCATCTTGCTTGGAGTAGAATGGTTTGTCTGCGATAGCGGTGATAGATCTACCAAATGCTGTAAAGCGTACACGCGCACCGTGTAGGATCTCGTCTTTTGCTCTCAGACTGTTCGGGCCTACCTTTGGGCCATCTAAACGCATAATCTCTGTCTTGGTTGTATCTTCGATGGTTGTTGACTTGATCTTGCGGGTAGAGCGGTCATAGTGTAGGACTTCAACGCCTGTAGGCTTGTCTTTGATAGAGAACTCAGGGGAGGCGTTGAGGATGGATGGATTATCACCGCCGTACTTGAAGAGATAACCGACCTCTTCTCCTGCTTCTCTTTTCTTTTTGAAGTGGACAACGTAAGCCCCACCCTCAATAGGTGCAGCGGGATCGTTGGACTTTTGGAAGTCAACCCAGAGATCGAAGTCTTGGATCTTGGCTAGGTGCATAAGGAAGTCCCAATCCGTTTGCCCTGCTTTTTGGATGCGGTTTGGGATCACGGTTTGAGGTGTAGTCTTTGGCTTTGTACCTACAGGTGATCCGATGGGGGGTGCAATCACCTTTATGGTAGTCTTCTTATTGACCTCAGTGGGATCTACGTCTGCTTTGTATTGGTACTTTGCTGCGATTTTACGCACGATCTCTTCATCAGACAGACCCTTCCATACAGTCTGCCTCTTCTTGCGCCCTACGTTCTTGAAACGCGCCCTGTGGCTTGACTGCAAACGGTGACGGCCATCCTGCGCTTTGATAGTGAGAGTTTGACCGTCTGCATCAAAGTTTGGCATCCATTTAAGGATCTCGCATCTGTCCACGAACTCTCGAAGGTTTCCGTATCCAAGATAGAGATCCACATAGTTACCTTCTTGAAAGGCTAGGCTTTCAAGGACGGCAGACCAGTCAGCAAACTTATCGGGTTGAGTATCTGCGCGGTTCTTGAGGTGCATAGTGAGAAGGGAAGACATCTTTACGTCGTCTTCATATTCGATAGAGACAAGCAGGTCAAGTAGTCGAGATCCGATGGGGGTGATCTTGGACATATCCTTGCCAGAGATGTAGATGTCAAAAGCGGGTGTGAGGTTATCTATTGGCTGCTTTTCTCTGGCCGCTTCAACGTGTCTTTTTTGCTCAATGATCGTTATCATCTTTTTGACCTTGCTTTTGTGTGCCTCTAAGTGTGATCTTTTATTCAGTAGTCCGTTTTCTTACAGGATCTTGTTTGTCTGCGATCCACCCTCTCTATAGGATCATTATAGGGAGGGTGGAGCCTCGCAAGACCTTGGTAGAGTAGGGAGATCTGGATCTACTGCTAATCTATTCAGTCGTGGATCGTGCCATCATTCTCTTTTTGCCCTAGACTATACTGTAAGAAAACATCTATGATCCACCATGACGAAAAGACTTGATCCACCATGACGATTTCCTACAACACATAGTGTAAGAAAAAATCTATACCACAGATCAGACACTAAGCCTTGCTGTTCTCTTGTTTCTCTCGTCCAAAACGTACTGAAACGCAAGTTGAGCGTCTGGTTCGTCTGCAAATACATGGCAAGATGGTACTACAGATTCTCTCAAGATTACCGATCTAGGTGGTATATGAATCTTAGCACCAACAGGCGGCTTGTACGGGTACTCTGGGTGTCTTTTCCTCAGACGATCTCCTAACATCGGATCACCGTAGAACCTTCTAGCCAAAGCCTCCCACGATGCCTCCGCCCTACTTGCGACAAGATAGTAAGACTCCTTCGGACGTCGAGATGGATCGATTGTGAACTGAGTGAAGGGTACATACTTCGTCAGTGTGATAGAGAGATCGATAGATCTGTACGTCCCATCCAACAAAACATCCGTGAACTTTGGGTCAATCGCCTCGATCAGTACCGTCTCGGAGATATGCTTGCCAAAGACGAACAAACAGATCTTTGAACGACCCAACTTATCGTCCTTGATAGCCATCTTCTCAAGGGTCTGGTAGGCTTTAAGGATCTCCTTGCCTTGGTCTCGGTCTGCCGCAAACAACTTGGTCTGAAACGTAAAGGTGCGCTCTTTCCCTTTTGTCCATTGGATGATCGGGTACTGTTGACCAAAACGATCAGCTTTGGATAGCGCACTACCTACGGAGATCTGTACCCCATCACTCAGAGGAAACTGAGGTTCCCAAACAACATTATCATCCAAGTCCTTGATATACCAGTCGGCTCGAATCTTTGGTTTGTAAATCATCGTTTAGACCCCTTAATCGGCGTAGGGATACCCACCATTGCATTACGGCGATCCACTTTTTGCCCTGTACGCTCTAACTGATCGTTTTGGACTTTTGCCACCGACTCCGCTACCTTCTTGCCATCCAATACAGTTTGGTTGACAATTGTGATGCTAGAACCTTGTGCGGGGTTTTGCTGCGGTTTTGGTGGGGCAAAACGCTCAAGGGCAGGGGCAATCTCTTTGAGTGTGGCTGCAATCTGAGCCTCACCGTAACCTCTTGCCTGTAGTGACTTACGGACGCGCTCTGTAGCGTATGCACGGTCGAGGGCTACACGACCACCACCCACCTTGCCTACAGTAGTCATGCCCCGATCCCTCATGGAAGATAGTGTAGATAGTGTTTGGTTTGCCGCACCCTGCGCGGTTGTTGCACGAGCCGTACCGCCTACAGAGATCAGCCCCATTGAAGCCAATACACCACGCAAAGACTCGAACTTTGATAACCAATCGCCGATCTTCTGGCCGAACTTGGACATAGCCCCGTTAAGGAAGACTTCATCAATCGTTTGCACGATCTTGTAGATACCGTACCCCACAGCCGCCGCAGCCGCAAATTTGAGGGCGATTATACCCGTTGTAATCGCCGCCGCTTTTAAGGCTGTACCTAAACCACCAGCACCTAACGCCGCACGATGTATCGAATACTCAATAGCAACCTGTTTGACTAACCACATACCCGCTTGGACAACAGCCGCACCTAACCCCCAGACGATACGCAGAACAGGAGCCACAGTAAGTCCGATAAGAAACTTGAGGGCTGTGAATCCTGTGATAAGCACACCACCGCCAACAACCATAGCCGCGATACGAGCAAGATCCTTCTCTGCGCCACCAAAAGATCTTGTGATCTCAACAACGATACCATAAGCAGCCTTGAGATCTCTACCAAGCATCTGTGCAATACTCGCAATTGCACCAAAGCCCTGTACGACACCTTGCATGATGGCTACAGACCCCGCAGAGATCCCAAAAGCCCCTGTTGGATCTACCATCTTTTGTATAGTACGAGCCGCATTACCCGCAAGAGAGAAATCAGAAAGCAGTAGGCTAAAGACCTTACTTGCACCTGTGATCTTTGCGCTAAACCTTTCGAGTGTTGAGAAGATCGGGCCTTTGAAATTCTGCACCATAGAGATTGCAAAAGCATCTACCGCCGAGGTGAAGCGGATATAGGCATCCATGATGTTCTGAGAGCGGATCTTATAGACGGTATCAATCGTCTTGTTGACCTCTTTCTCGCCCGTCTTATACATCTTTACGGTCTTATGGAAGTCCTTACCCTCAACGATACTCAGAAGCGCACCCACACCACGAGATCCACGCATACCAAACAGTTTGTTGGCGACCTTCTGCACTTCCTCCATGCCTGTCCCAGACTTCAAGGCGTCCTTCTGCATTAGGCGAAAAGCGGTTGCCACGTTTAGGATACTTTGCGTGATGTCCAACCCGCCCTCGGCGTTCTTGTGGATCATCGCCGTGTACTTACCGATCTGGATCTTCCCTTGTCCTGCGTTCTTGGACAGTTGGTTCACCATGTTACTGAGAACCGTACCAGAACGAGATCCGATCAAGGCGTTATTGTGGAAGAGACCTAGGATGTTTGTGAGTTCTGCAAAGTTGGACTTCGTGAAGTTGGTAACACCTCCGATATAGCGAATACCGTTATACAACTCGTTGACATTGGCCGCGCTATTTGCAGCAACAAACATCATACGGTTAAGCACACGGTTCATATCGTTGGTTTCCATACCGAACGCTTTGGTGGACGTGACCCCCATCTTGATCGCCTTCTCAAGCGATATGTTCTCAGCCTCGGCGAAACGGGCCATCATCCCCATGTTCTTGAGTGTATCGGCCCCAGACACACCCATCTGCTTGAACATTTCCATGCCCTGCAAGACTTCGGCTGCGGTGAATTTGGTCGCACCCGCAACCTCCAAGGCTCTGTCTTTGAAGACTTGCAAAGCGGGATCACCAGCCTCAAGGCGAGACTGTAACCTCATAGCAGACTTATCGAAATCGGCAAACTTCTTGACGGCTGTACCTGCCGCCGCTGTAGCGATAACGCCGAGGGTATTGAGTTTGGAAAACCCCTCGTTGATCTGTTGTCTTGCGTTGGTCGCAGAATCGCCTAGAGAACGAAATCTCTGTTCCGTTCTAGTCATTTGCGAGATCGCCTTGTTGGCTGTAAAGGAGAATACGGCAGAGACGCCGATCACTCTTGCGAAGGACATACTAACCTCGCTTTGCTAGGGCTTGCTCACGCTTCAATTGCTTGTCAATACGTTCAAGAAACCAAAAGCGTTCTTTATGCGTGAGCCTCAAGCAATCTTCGTAAGTGAAGCCCTTCCCATACCAAAGGAGATTGTGGATCTCTTCGTTTAGATGGTCGAGGCTGAGAGGCGGAAAGATAGATCGAAAAAAAAGGTGTATGACCAGTCAAGGATGTCTTGCGCTTCCTTACCGCACTTGGGGCAGGTCACATCCAAAACAACCCTTGGCCCTGCCATCTTCTTGTCTGCTTCCATAGAGAGGGTCAGGATGTCAAAGCGGTCAAGGTTATCAAGGTCAGCATCAAGAAGAGTGTAGGGTTTGTCTCCATGTTGTGTTCTTGCTGCCACGATAGAGGCTTGGAGGGTCAGAAGATCAATGCTTTGGTTAATCTTGCCGTTGAATCCACCGTTGATAAGGGCAGAGAAAGGAAGTGGTGTAATCTTGAAAGCCTTAGCCGAACCGCTGTCATTTGAGAGGGTAAGGGGGCGGCGTAGATCAACCCAGAAAGAAACCTCGTCTTCGCTCTCAGGCACAAACACGTCAATATCTTGCAGATCCACACCAATAACCGATTGATGCTTACAGTGTGGGCAGATAAATGGAAGGTGGATCTTCTCGCCCAAAGCCTTGATACGCGCAAAGGTGTATGCGTACAAAACATCAGAGAAAGGCATTTGCATCACGCGCAATTCGGATTCTGGTGCTGCGTTCCCATCCTTATCAAGAGGAAAGGAGATTCCACCTACACGTTCAAGCAAGAGGGAGAGATGCTTTGCGACCTTGCGAAACTCAAACTTCTGACGATCTCTGTCTCGAACATCACTGTTGGCATCGTCCCAGATCGCCAATTGCTTGTCAATACGGCCTGTAGATGGACGTAGAGAGAATTCCTTGTGACGCTTACCGTCAGACAAGATCCCAATGGGAAGGTTGTTTTTGTTGTCTCGGATTGTTGTCTTGAGCATAAAGACCTCAAAGGCGGGGGGTTAGAGGTTGAGGGTACGAGGAAGAAGACGTTATGTGGAGATAAAGGTTGTAGCCAGATCCGCTTTCATCGTGTAAGTCAGGACGGCCATCTCACCATCATTATCCAACTCAAGATCAGGCATCGCTCGTTTTGAAGGAAAGAGACCAACGAGAGAGATAAAGCCTTGTTTGATGTTAGATTGTGAGAAAAGAACAACAGTACCGACCTTTTTATGCGTAGGGAGAACGGGGTCTTGACACTCTTGAAACCATAACTCCATCTGAGCAACTTCAAGAGTGTGGTGCGCGGGGATACCGATCTCGAACTCTACTTGCTTTTTACGGCCACCCGAAGCGTTTGTACGGTCAGGAAGTTCGGCCACATCCAACTCGTCTTCAATCCCAGAAAGAGATGTAAGTGTGAATGGTACAGGGAGTCCAGTCACAAACAACTGAAACTTGTGTACCTGTAGAATATCGGGCTGCATTGTGCCTTTGATTGGCATGACTCACACTCCTTAGATCGCCTCGCGGATACCCGCTTTGGACACGGTGATATTGAACTTCTCAACGGTATCGGCAAGACGGAGTTCGAGAGAAGCGTTCATCTCTCCTGCCGCCTCTGTTGCAGAGGTGTTGTTTTCGCCGTCAATCTTGAGTTGGATAGCGTCTTGGAGGCTATCGCCCTTGATTGCGCGTTTCTTGTACTCTGCGTCAAAGTAGATGTTGAACACAGGACGGAGAAGGATACGCTCTTGGGCATCGTTGATCGAAAACACGATGAAGTCAAAAGACTCCATCAGCACGTTGATGTAGTGATTCATCAACTCGCGGTGTTGGCAGAAGATGTAACGTGTCGTTTCCGAGGGGATACGAGCGCCCCAGATGATGTACTGGCCCTTGTGCTTGCGAACGTATTGGATACCTGCGGGGTTAAGGATCTCACCGTTGAGTTGGCGATCTCCTGTTGGCAAGTCAACAACAGTCGAAAGGGTAACACCTTCACCTGCGGCAACTTTGTGATAACCGCCGAAGTTACGGGCCATCATAGCCTCACGACCATGCACCATACCCATGTTCGGGACGGTCTTTTGACGGCGTGGACGCAGAGGATCAGAGACTTTCACAAAAGAAGGAAAGATCACCTTTGTGAACATATCCTTGCCAAGTGTATCTTGAACGTAGGTCTTGGCCGAGACTTCATCGGTGACAGAGTTCTTGATCTCATAACGGTACTGGTAAGCACGGCTACGAGCGTAGGCTGCTCCTGCTTTTTGCACAAGGACTGCGTTCGAGTCGCTGAGTTCTGCGGTGATGTTGGGGTTTCCAAGACGGACTTGACCAAAGCCACCACCACGAAGTTTGTTGAATTCGCTGTTGGAAATGTCCCAAACAGCAAGGTAGTCGTCAACATCCAAGTTTGCGATCCCGTCGTAGCCACCTTCCAATTGCTGCTTGTATTCAAGGCGAACATCAACAGTAGAAGCCAAGGTATCGCCAAGGGTAAGATCTCCGCTTGCGATAGAGACGGTAGAGACGGTGTTGGCATCGATCAGATAACCTTGGGCATTAGCACCAGACTCCGACTCCAAGAAGATCTTGCCGTTCTTGAGTTCGGATGGGATGAAAGCCAAGCAAGTAACGTCGGTGTATTCGTTGGTGACAGCGGTTGCGGTTGTATAGGTAAAGCCAAAAGACTTCTTGTTGTCAGCGGCATAGGCTACCGTATCTGTGATCGCTGCAAATGTGTGATGCTGCATACGATCTCGGCTTGTGACAGCCAAGACGGGGCCAGAACTGTTTGAAGTGGTGATGCGGAGTTTGTCACGCACACACTCCGAACCGAAGGTGAAGGTGGCGATAGTGTTATCGTTTGTACCAACACCCGCTGCACCATACTTCTCCACGATGAACATAGCCGAACCAAAGGTGATCGTCTTTGCGCCAATAGAGGCTTTTACAAGGCTCTTGGCGTAGAAGTTTGCGGGGCGATTGGCCGCTGTAGGTGTACCTGTAAAGAGGTTGGTTACGGTAATGTAGTGGTTTGATGTATCTTCATTGATGATCGGCAAGAAGTAGTTGTCCGAGTCTTCATCCATCGAAAGATCTTCCCACTTCTTGACAAGCGCGCCATCAAGATAGCAGAACAAGCCAAACTCAGTCGATGGATTCTGGACACCGTTACGGATCTCAACAGAGAGATGCTTACCACGACCATACACGTCCGTATTTGCCACTTCAACGATCAATTCAGCATCACCCGCAGATCCGCCAAAGTCTGTTTCAGCCGTGGATTCTGCGGATAGTGTCAAGGTTGCCTGTGTCGCACCAGAAAGAGACTCGGTGTTGGAGAGGATCTTGTATGTTGTATCCGACTCTTTTACATAGACCGTACCGCCCTTGAACTGGTCTTTTTTGCAGGTAAAGGTAGCGGGTAGGCGGATAGTGGTCTCTGAGGTGATGTCAAAAGCAGGATCGGAAGGATCGGCTTCATCCATCGAAAGGACATAGACTTGGCGACGACCACCCCATCCACCGCCGTTTTTGGCGTCAACACGGAGTACAGCTTGACGTGCGGCTGTACGGTCGTAGAAGGTGAGGGTAGCTTTGGTTTCGTCACCAGCGGTCAGGCGTTGGAGGATAAGCGCACCCGCACCTTGACCCATATCGAAAAAGTCACGGCAGACGTTAGGAAGAACCGAGTCTTCGATATATCCGCCTGTTTTGGTGATCAGGTCTTCTTTGCTATAGCAGTAGATCAACTCGCCAACAGGCCCACGCTCTAGGATACCAGCGTAACCTGTAACACCCAAGGCGCTCTGTTGAATCGTAGGTTGTGCAGCCTTCTCACGGACGGTTACACCCGCATCGTTGACAGGCCCAAAATATAGTGTGGACATTCTTATCTCCTATCCAACGTCGTATTCACAGTCAACACGAGAGGCTTGGATTGTTC